ACCCCATGTAAGATTATACCCACCTTCTGTCCAATGAGAATGGTTTACAATAATTTTCATGGTTTCCATGACACCTAAAACTAAGGCATCATCACATTCATATAATATTTCCCATTTGAAATTGGCAGGGCCGTATTCTTTTATGGCATTATGAAAATATACATTATCTAAATTATTGTCAGATCTGTATATGTGATCATATTGCCGTTTTTTAAATATCCGCATTGTTTGGCCAACATAACATTTGCCATTTACCAGATTTGTTGATTTGTAGATACTTTTCATACATTATATTTACCATTAGTTGATTGTAATGTAAACGTTATTCTAATGATAAATAAACAGGTGTATAAACAACATTACCATTAGGTCTGACTTCAATCACTTTATACACCGTTACTGTATCACCGATTTTCCTAGAAGCTTTTTGCCCTTCCATATCAGGCGACAAAAAATATTCGCCCAAGCCAAGTGTGGTTGTTTCTCCTATGTTTACGATTTTTAGTTTATCAAATTCCTTTTGTAACATTATTTCTTTTTACCACCCTTGCCTTTTTTCCCTTTGGCACCTTTTTGTGTTTTTGTTTCCTTTGTTTTGTTTTTGTCTTTGTCTTTACTCATTGTAATTACACCCCCTTGGTTTTTCTAGTTTTTTTCTTTGTTTTTGATTCTGTTTCTGGCGTTATATCAATTACATCATCGTCTACTTCACCATCATTTTCTGTCATTTCAGCTAACGCATCTTCAGCTTGTTTCAACATTTCATTTACGTTAGAATATTTAGTCGTTTCTAACCACTTATTTATATCTTCAAGAAGTCTAGGCATACTACCAATATTTGCCGTTGCTTTTTCCAGCCCTTGCCCTAATCTTTCACCAGCATATGAATACCACGACCCAGCTTTTTCAATCAAACCAGCAGTCACCCCTAATTCAATTATACCAGCATTTGGTTGAATGCCTTTCATGTAATCAATACATACCGTAGCCGATTGGAATGGTGGATATATACGATTTTTGATTGTTGTTGCTGTAATCTCATTTCCAGTAATCTTTTTATCATCATCTTTGATAGGAGTTTTTTTCAACATAATTTGAATAGATGGAAATAATCTCATAGCTTTACCACCAGAAATTTCATCTGGTAATGGAACGGTGCCCGGCCTTGAATATAAATGGGAGGTACAAATTCCAATACTCTCTTGCTCAATACATATATTCAACATCAATTTTAACATTGAACGAATCTGTTTCTGTAATTGTCCTTGGTCGGACTTAGGATCGTCGTTCAATGCATTTTCATATGAACCATATTTATCAATACCGCCAACACTATCCAATCCAATAATAAGTTTTTTATCACCAGAATTTTTCAATGTAGCAAGAACTGCCTGAATCTTGCTAATCCAAGGGGTATAAACATACAATACCTTAGATAAATCAAGACCCCATCTTCTACAGAATTCATCTTTTACACCGCCTTCTGTATCAATAATAATAGGCGTATATCCTTGCCTAATGGCTTCTGCCATACATAGAATCATAAAAGAGGATTTCATTGTATGTTCTGGCCCAACGATGCCAACAAGATTTCTATTTGGTATGCCTTTGAATAGATTTCCAGATAAAATTCTGTTCAAGTCTAAACTTGGTGTTTTGATAAAATCAGTGGATTTAGATAAATCGCTTTCTGACATAACAGATACGTGTGTTCCACTAACATTTTTTAATAATAAATTTTTTATTGAATCTAATGACATACTTTTCTCCTATCGTTTATAATATATTTCTTTGTATTTTTTTATATGGAAATCATAATCATTTATATACTCAATCCATGTTGGTGTAAACACACCATTTTTATATTGTTCTTCTGTCAAAATATGATCGCTTTTTTCAAATCCAATATTTTGAACTCTTGATCGCAAAGGCCTAATTTCATTTCTGTTACCCCTAATGGTAGTATACATCGTACCAGCCCAAGTATCAAATTCAGTTGACCATTTCTTCTTTATATAAGAATCCCAACGTGTTTTCCATGTGCCCCATCCCCAACAGCCAAAACTATCGCTTCGTTCTACCTTATCATAATATTCTCTGGTAACGTTTAATACATGATAACAAGATATATTCATAATATCATGGTCGTTAGCATATGTATTACATCCCCATTCAAGATATTTTAAACAATCTTTTGTTGGCACAATATCATCTTCAAACATTATTACAAAATCGGAATGTGAAAATCCAATTTCCAAACATTTGAATTGATTGCCACCACTACCTAATTGAGTATCATTTACTATAATTTCTTTTTCAAACCATCTACAGAATTTATAGCATTTATTATTTCAGGAACGCCTGGGTCAACACATATATAGATTTTATAATCTTTATATCCGTAACAGTTTTTTATTCCCTTCAACACTTTTACTGTATAATCGGGACGACAATATACAGGCATAACAATAACTTTATTATACACTATTCGTAAACCCTTTCATATGTTTTTAAAAATATATCTGGCTTACATGGATATTGTTCACCATTCACGCCTGTAATAATCCAATCATTCGGGCAAACATTATGTCCACCTTCAAGAGTATCAATCCAGCCGTGATAATGCATTATAATTCCACAATGTTTGCATTTATTTTCTCCATCACATTCTGGTGTTCTATAATACCCTACATTGAGATGATATATTGGCATATCTTCCGGTGCATATCCGTGTCCAGCCTCTCTGTCATATGTAACTTCAAACCATTGTTCTGCCTCAATCTCAACAGGCAATTTTCTATATTTACTCATAATCCTCCATTATTGTTTTTCTATAACACTAAATCCATTCTTTTTTGATATAACATAAGTATTATCAACATCTACATCACTAATTTCTGTTCTATGCGTGATAATAAGTACCTTACTTTTGTCTTCATGTTGCTTAGTTTTTATAATTTTTAATATATTGGCAAGACCGCCTCCATCAATACTACTATCCAATATTTCATCTAATAAAAGAACATCTGGAAATACCCCAGTTTTTAATTTAGCCACATCAAGAAAAGCAAATTGAATGGCAAGGTCGATACTTCTGGCCTCGCCACCACTAAGATTGCCATATGTAGCATCATAGACGCCGGGCCCATGTATTTCTTCTTCCAACCATTTATTAAATTTCAAATAATGGGTACTTCCAGAATTTGCCAAATAAAAATTTGTTTGCTGTGTAAGATACGATATATACGATGAAATAGCATATTGTTTGACATTTTCATCCTTACATAAAATCTTTAAGTAAGACAAATAATCAACAAGGTCTTTCAATTTTGTTACATTACTTTTGTTTGTTTTTGATTCTTGCTTTATACGTATTATCTTTTCATCATTTTCTTGTATAATTTTTTCAATTTCAATTTTATTTGACCGGCGTATTTTTATCCCATCTTCTAATGTCCGTATCTCATTTTGTACTGTATCAATCTTTTCTTTTGTTTCTCGTATTCTATCTAAATAAATTTTTTCACTATTTAAATCTTTATTTTGTTTTTCTAATTCAACTGACAAGGAATCCTTGTCAGTTGAGAATACCTTTATCTTTTCTGTATTATCAGATATTATTTTTTCTTCACTTTCATATGTTGGTATTTCTACATCTAACAATACTCTAAGCGTTACATTCAACGCCTCTCTGTTTCTTTGTTTTTCCTTTGCAACTTTTATCTCTATTACTTTAGTATTTGATTCATCTATAGAAGTATCCAATAGCTCTAATTTTTCTTTTTCTTTTTTCCGTAATTCTTCGATTTCATCTTGTAACAAATTGATTTTTTTTAAATAATCTTTATCTAAGGTTTTACTCGTTATTTTTCGTTCACAAGTCGGGCATACACCGTCTTTCAATGTATTATATGTTATTTCTAATCCTTTTTTCTTTTCAGTTATTGTTGCAATTTCAACCAATAGGTCATTACGTTCTTTCCTGTTTTCATTTACTATATTGGTCAAAAAATCCATCTGTTCTTCTAATTGTGGTATTAGACTCGTAGGATTATCAATATCCTCTTGCTTCAATTGATTTTTTGTTTCTTTCAATTTACTTTCATGATCGGTCTTTCTTTTTTTGATATCGTTGATGGTTTTTTGTTTGGATATGTTATCTGATTCTAACAAAGCAATATCAGAAGATAGTTTATTAATTTTATGTTTGATTTTTTCAATATCTGTTTCTATATTTTTTATTGTTACTTCTACAATATTAGAATCAACACATAATACACTATCAGTCAAAGCATGTTCATATTTGAGTTTCATAATATTCAATGCAGTTTCAAATGGTGTAATATCTGTCAATTTCAATCTCAATGAACTATTTTGATTTTCTAATTCAATTATAGTTTTTTCGTTCTGTTCTATACCAACTGTCTGTTTGAATACCTTTTCATCAAGCCCTTTTATCTTTTCATTAGAAAGCGTATTCAAATTGGTATATGTATCCAATACAAACATTTTTTCTAAAAATCCACGTTTTTGCGCTGTAGTCATTTTCAATAAAGGAATGTTAGTATTCAAATTTGTATGAAATAAATACATAAATGTGTTGTAATCCATACCAACTACATCATTTTCAAATTGTTTCTGGTATATTCTAACATCAGATGGTATTGGCAACAATGTTCCATTTTCATATATTTCAAATTTATCTGGTTTTATTGCACGCAAAACTGTATAAGTCACATCCCCTTTCTTGAATGTAACTTTTACTTCACATTGTTTTCCGTTTTTCCAATTGACTATGCCGGCCTTGTTTATTGGTCTGCTCAATTTACCAAACCAAGCGAATGGTATGGTTTCTATCAAACTAGATTTACCAGCACCATTAGAACGTCCACTTTCAATATTTTTACCTAATATGAGATTGATTCCTTCAATGAAATCAAGATGTTGTGGCACATTACCATAACTTAGGAAGTTCTTCATTTCAATGTTTTGTAATTCTAGTTTCATTTAGTCAAACAAATCCTCTGGCAATTCTATTTTATATTCAAGAACCGGAGTACACCAAGCTCTTACTAGGATGGTTCCACACCTTCCAATTAATTTATCTACCGTTTCATATGAAGATCCCTGATCTTCAACATCGTATACTGTGTCACTATATACGCCAAAGTATGGTTCTTTACACCCTTCTGGTAATTTAACTTTTACTTTCATTTAGTCAAACAAATCCTCTGGTAATTCTATTTTAAAATCAGGCACTTCGACACACCATTTTTTATAAACTAAATATGATTCAACGCCATCAGCAAGGGAAACTCTATACAAATCCCCACTTTCAGAATCTACATTATATTTCTCTGTATATTGACGCAAAACGCCATGGTATTTATCTGGCAAATTAAATCTGACTTTCATTGTTATCTCGCCATATACTTAGTATTGAATATCCACAAATGTCTTTCCAAGGCGTTTCGCCAAGAGCATCTTTATCAGTAGCAATTCTAAATAATTTATCAATAACTCTAATAACAGTCAAAGCATCTTTATATTGTTCAACTGATATACCATTAGGATATAAAACTTCCATAATTCTATGTGATTGGGAAAAACTATCACCATATACTTTATTCTTGGTTGTAACTAATAAACCAATAGATCTGCCAATATCTTCAAAACTAAGTAGCGGGCCTGGCCCGCTAGTTCCTCTATTAGATATGTTCATTATTTTTTCTCCATATATACTACTTTAGGTTTTATCTGGGATCTATCTCTTGCATCAATAGATCCATAAGCAGCAATAATAATTATGTCGCCAATGTCAGCTTTTCTTGCAGCAGCACCATTGATACAAAAGTCATTTTCCTCGCCTGTCAAAACATATGTAATAAATCTATTACCATTTGTTACATTATAAATATGAACCTGTTCATATTCACATATATCGGCTTGTTTCATGATGTTTTTATCAATTTTAATACTGCCTTCATAATCAATATTCGCATCAGTTACAATCGCTCTATGAATTTTTGATTTCAAAACATTGATAAACATTGTATTATTCCTCGTCACCTTCTTGATCTCTGCGTTGACTATAAATTTCAGCCGCTAAGTTAGCCACTCGTTCTGCCCATCTTGAATCATCTGTATTCAATTCAATTTCTTCATAAAAATCGGTTACATCATGGTCAACAATTTTATAGGGATTTCTTTCTGAATCAAGGTCAACAAACACATGCCTCATTTCATGCCGCAATAGGCGAACCCTATCTGTTCTTGTTATATTTTCCCATGCACACTTATCCAAATAGATAATAAAAGCAAATCCTTCATCATCACCAGATTCATCAATGGTGAAATGTTTCAAAATATCATTTGTTTTTTGACAACGACCAAGAACAATTTTACCATTTGATTGACGTTTCTTCAAATCAAACAAATATTTGATTTTAACATTACGCAATTCAGGAAAAAATTCCGCCTGAACCTCACGTGCCAAATCAGTTACCTCTGAAATTACATCTTCAAATCTTATCATTTTAATCTCCTTTTAGTATAAATCATCTAATTTTTCCCAAAGACCAGAAATTTCATCATTAAGATCGACAATTTCCTCTTTGAGTTTTTCTCTTTCCGCTTTCAAATCTTTTATTTCTTGTAATAATTTTTCTTCTGTTTCGTTCATATTTGTTATTATATCTCAAATTTGCATGTTTGTAAATCATCCACAAAATCATCTAAACTATACTCACGTTCATTCAAAAAATCTTTCAATTGTTTTATAATTGAATCCGTATCGTAATTTTTTTTCATTTCTTCACAAATATCTGCAATTATTTTCATTGGTATGCCTTGTTCCATACATTTCAATATCAAAGACATCAATTCCTGAAATTGATTTTGTGTTATAAAAGAATATAAACCATCATTCAGTATCTGATTCCAGTTATACCCATCATATACTTGTGTCACACCGTCCGTAAATACCGTTGTTCCTGTTATTGCCCCTGATGTTACAACACTACTAGATGGGCTGTATGTTATTGTGGTGGGCCCAATTGACCAGGCATGCCCATCATTTTCTATATTTCGCCATCCCGTTGTTCCAGACATGCCAGCCGTTCCGGCCGATCCGACAAACCTATTCAAATCAATCTCAAATGTTCCATTCAAATCATTATGTCTGGCCATATTATATTTCCTCCAATAATGTGTTTATTATTGTTTTCATTTTTTTCGTGTTGATATATTCGGGATGTTCACCAACATCAATAAAATCAAATAAAATTTCTTTATTAGATTTGATAGTTTGTGTTTGATGTTCCTTATCATCATCAACCTTTACTTCGTTTGTAATTTGTGAAAAATCACTAAAAAATCTCAATGGGCTATGCTGTTGAATTTGTTCAATTTTTTTATTATTTTCTTCTGTGCCATAATCTTTTTCAAATAATAGACGAACAACATTACCTTTTATTTTTTTAGGATTTGGTATTTCTTCTGATGAAACATAAACAAATTTGATACCATCAAATTCAATAAATTCTAATTTGCCATCATCAAAGAAATAAAATCCTCTAAGACTATCAACATCATTGAAATTTAGGTGATATGGCGAACCAAGATATGTTATGTTTTGCCGGTTGGAGGGGATATGAAAATGCCCAGTTATAACACTATCATACTTTGAAAAATCTGAAGCGTTATACTGGGACTTATCGAAAATCATTTTGTTTGTTACTGGAAATCCGTTGATTTCAAAATGACCAAACAAATATTTTGAATTTAATGTATTATCATCAAGAACATTTCCCCATGATGCAAACCCAACACCTTCAAGCATTGTAGGTTCTTTTATAATTCGTATATTATCATATTCATTGAACATACTCAATGGGCTAATTGTATTTTCTGTTTTATGAAATACATCATGATTGCCTATAACGTATATGGTATATATACCCTCTTTTTTCAACATATCGGCAATCCGAATTGCTGTGTCAAGAGTTTTCATGTAGAGATTTTTCCTATCATGGAAAAAATCTCCTAAGATACATAACGTATATACATTTCGCCTATGACATTCATCAATTATACATTGGAACAGTTTTACCGACTGTTCCAACCATATATCATCATTACGTGCAATCCCTAGATGTACATCATTTGTTATCAAACATTTCATAATTCATCATCACATTTTACCTTTTCATCAACATATGGCACCAACGCATCTTTTGGAAAATCTCCACGTAGAACGTCACACGAACTAAACCATATACAAGTATAATAACCACCTATATACGTTTTATAAAAAGCATATTCAACGGTCATTTTAGGGCCGCCACTTTTCAACATCACAACATCGCCTATTTTAAACATTTTATTACTCCTTCACTTCTTCTATTATTGGTATCTCAATTGATACTGCTTCTATTTCTGTTGGTATTAGTATTTCATCCACAAAGGATAGTATATTTTCATAATCTAATGATTTTTGGGTATAATGGATTACATCTCTGTTTTCTGTTTGATAGAGTTCATAGCCTCGATAACAAACATCTTTTATTTTACTATGTTTTTTCTGTTCGGTTATATATAATTTAAAGGAATTTTTTATAATTTGGGTTACGTAAGCAAAAGCATTGGTTGATTTTTCAGGATTAAAATTTTTTAGGTATTTGACACATGTGAATACTGATTCTGAAATCATGTCTTGTTTCCAAGTGTAGCCGGAGAAGTTGCTCCTAGATGAATAATGACTTGATATGGTTAAGAGCATTTTCCCTAGTGCTTCTGACATTTTTCCATCAGCTTTGAACTTGATTACTTCTGCCAGAAGATCACTGTTTGTAACATAATGTTCCCCTTTTTTCTTCGTATTAATCACCCCCTCATTACGCACTATAATAGGTTCAATATAACTTATGTTACATTGTTTTGAGGATTATGTAAACTATTTTTTTAGGATTGTTTCAAGAGAACTCTTGATCTTAGATAACGCATCATTGGCTTCAAATAAAGATAAGGTCAGCGCTTCGATTTTTCGTTTATTAGTTATAATATCATTTATCTTTTTTGACGATTCATAACATAAACCATATTCATATTTGCCAGTATAGACCTTCCTCAATTCTTTATTGAGATTATCTAAAATTAATTCAATATTGTTTATGTTATATTTTTTATTTATTTCATTAATTATTCTAGTAGGTTCATCGTTGGCCTTAGTCAAAGATATGGTCATAGCCCTAAATTTATTTACATCTTCATCTATCGTAGAATATGATATATATTTTAAAAGTCGCATTTAACTGTCCTTACCAAGTAATATAATTCTTACTGGAACCGATGATTGATCAATGTCAAATCCACTTACAGTAACCTTAGCATAATTTTCATCAACACATTCACATGTAACAATGATGCTTTGCTTTGTATTTGTATTATATGCTTGTACAATTGGATAATATGTATTCAATTTATGATTTATTGTTCTGGTATATGTTCCTAACGGATCTTCTACCAAATCAAAATCCATTGCAATTTCAAATAGTCTAGGTGGTTTGAATAGAAATTGAATCCCCTCAATCACTCGCGGTTCTAGTGATCCGCCCGATATAACTAATGTGTATGTTGCGTTGGTATGATACCCATATACTTCATCAGTATCACCAAGCCAAAATTCAAAAAATCCATACGGATCTGATGTTGTATATGTTGTTATAGTTCCTTGTTTTGTATATAATGAAACAATATCGCCATCCGGTTCCGTTTCTAAATGAACATGTGCGCCTGATACTGGTTGGCCTTCACTATTTAAAACATATTGCCAATAATGTGATAATGACATAATATTATTACTCCCTTGATGGAATTGTATCTCTATTTATCGAAAAATACAAGATAACTTTTGTGTTTTCTTTTGCAAATATTTCAGAACAAGCCGTATAAAAGATCATTTTTTCATTAGGATCAAAAATACCGACTTCTGTTATATTTATATTTTCTTTGACATCTATTACAACCTTTATATTATATGTATCAAAACCATCAACACCAATATCATAAACAACAAAACTTTTTTGTTCATATCTTTCAGAATGGTTGTTTTTATAGTCGGTGCCTGTATATCCATCATTTACAATAGGTGTTTTTAATAAACCATTCGTTGTTGATGCTGGATTATATATACTAATAGAATCGCCTGTTCCTAATAAAATATGGTCACATTCATCAATAAGATCTCCTGATGTTTTGAGAAATGGCCAAGTAGTCAATTTTCTTACTATGCCAACATATGTTTTAGATGAATCAGCGACCTTAACTGTAACAACATTTCTATTAGTTATTGTAACATCAGCCGCCATAACTTTTTCTAAATGAAGGTCACTCAAATCCATTTCAAATAATTCTACCACTACGCCAGGCGTTCTTAATAAATGTGTAAATGTATACGTTGTTTGCCCAGTTACAGGTGTTGGTGTATACCATGTTTCAGATAATGAAACTTCATAATATTTATCATTGGATCCGCTTGGTGCTGGTATATCAACAGCATGTTCAAATGTAGATGGTTGTATTCTGTGTGATGTTGGGTATATCTCATATCTATAATTTGAATTTGTTTTTTCATTCCATATTGTTATAACGGATGAATTGTCTGTTGATTCCGTCAAAACATCTTCTGGAAAATTAGTAACCTCAATAATAGTTCTTGGTGCCGGAGCACTAAGAATTGATGTTATAAAGGCATAGAATTGTTGTGGAACAGATAACTCAATCATAATATTATTTTCATCAATTACTATTATATTTTTTGGTATAAATCTAGTATATGGAACAACAGAATTGATATTTTCATTTTTATATAATTGAACCAAAACATCTCTCGTTTCAAGGTCATGATGTATATTGATTGTAGTAGCTGTAAGCGATCTATTAGAAAATATGTAATCGCCTGACAATGGACTGTATATAGGTCTTAAACAATGCGTTCTTGCAAATGCTTGATAATTACTATTATATGTATCTAATTTTTTGCCTGTAAAATCAGTAGGCAATGCAATTACTGTGCTATATTCGGATACTCTAGCAACAGGACGCAGTTCTTCAAATTTTTCATAGATAATATCATATGTTTCTTCATCAATAATTTTATTGGATTTTACTGGAGCCGTGGATAAATCAAATTCTACCCTATAATGAGGGGATAATTTTAACGGCCCATTGATAACAGGATACGAATGTTCGTTTGTATAATATCTTGTACCCGCGCCATTTGATGGTATGCCATAATCAGCATAGTATTCAGAATACAAATGTTCTTCCCATCTATATCCGGCACTAACACAATATGTTTCAATATCAGAATATGGATAAGGAGCACCAGAAGGCAATAGTTCATGCCACTGTTCATATATATTCAGTCTGTTTGCCGTATTCGTCAAAAACCTAAAAATACCATAAAGAACATTATACGTTCCTTTTCTTTTCAACAATGCAGGTAGATTGTTTATAAAAAATCTATCTAACTGTCTGGTGTTCAATGATGCTGGAACAATAGTTGATGTGCCATATGTTTCTAATAGATATTGCAAATATTCGTCACTTGTTTCATATGGATCGGACAAAGATAGAATGTTTCTTATTTTATAATATACCTGTGAATATAGTTCATCAAACGCAACACCAAAAAATTCTCGTAAATTATCCGTTCTCTGATGTTCAGGCAAAGAATCCAAGGCATAGTCTTTCATAAAATATGTTTCGACACTAATTGTATTCGTTTCTGGATCTTTAGGATAAAGTTTTCCAAAATATAGATATGGTTTTCTAGTGTTTATATAAGATGAATGTCCGTTATTGTTGATGTATCTATGAATAGGTGAGTTGTTTTTTATGTAAATTTCTGATCCAGAAAAATCTGTTACAGGGTCGTTTGTAAAAAGATCATCAAATGATAATTCGGATGGGATGTATGTTGCCCCTATTTCACCGGCTTTTGGTGTCAGGGTAAATATGAATAGATTTTGATTTTCAACGAAATCTGATGAATATATCCTTGTTACATCATAATCAGAGTCTTTTGGTTTATATACACACATTAGACGGTAATAATCCGTGCCGCCTTTTATATATAGTTCAATACCATACGCCCCTTGTACGGATACACCTGAATTACCACTGATTTTAGATACACTACTTGTCATTATTATCCTCTTGGAAGATTACTTTATATTATTTATAAAAACTTCCATCATTTTTTTCAAATAATCCGTTGGAACATTTTCATGTAACAACATATGATTAGTATCATTACTAAAATACTTCGCCATCAAACCCCAAGAAAATACCGGCGTTTTTTGTACTAAGGCTAACACAGTCCAATGTGAATTTGGTGTTATTACAACTTTTGATTCTGATATCAATTTGATTACATCATAATAAACATCAGTAAAATAGGTAGGATTTTTGAGCATAATATTATTTTCATGTAAATGTATTTTCATATCACCAGCAACAACAACAGTATCACCATATTTTTCACATAAAAAATCGTATATATCCTTTACTACAGCATATTTTTCACCAATATTTGGTATGAACAATATTGTATTGTTTTTCTTTTTGCCCATATCAACTTGTGAATAGATTTTTTTATATAATGGAAACCAATGAACATTTTTAGAATATAAGGTAGTCAAATGAACAAAATCCTTTTCAGGTAATGTTTGTTTTACCATATCCGATTTTATCTTTTTGATAACAATGTTCAAATCCTTTTGTGATACGAAATTATGCATGAACCCGTTTTGATTTAGTTCATCCCTTGAAAAATCTTCAAACACCGGCAACACTGTAGCCCAATCATATAGAAAACTTCTATTTGAATGGGTCGCTACAAACATTTTTGCTGGTTTCAATACCTCATAAACCCATCGGGTATAAGGACGGAAATCTATGATTTCGGATCTAAAATCGCCAAGAAATGGCCCTATAAGAACATTATTTATTTTCATATATCACATTTTCCTATCAAACATTAGCTTCTTATTTTCTTCAACAATTTTGCAAAGTCATTATCTGTATCTTTATCAATCAATGGATTTGGTTTACCATCTTTTATCCATTCTTTTACCATATCAATATGTTTGCAATACGATGTTTTTGTCGGGCAATTACATGACCATTTATTACCGGCTTTACTTACAGTATAAACGTTTTTGGGTGCCTTACCTGTCGTCCATGAGGTAACTACGTAACTATTTTTCAATTTATCGTCTTTTATAATATAATCAATATCAGAATCAAAAAGACCGACCTTTTCACTAAGTTCTTTTACCATATCATGAAATTTGAAATGTTCGTTTAGTTTCATTTTTTAATACCTTTTATGATATTTACAAACGCATAATTTTTCTACCCAAATATCTTCTTGCTGTGGAAATATCAAATCCATAACAACACGATTTTTACAAATAACATCTGGGCCGCTTTGTTTTGAATGTTTACAATTGCCACAGAATTTACTATATTCATAACCAATTTTTTTACTTTCAGTGGAATCCTGCATTATAACTTCTCTGCTTTTGATTACATCATCTGTTTTTCGACTATCAGTAGGTCTTTTTCTATAAAAATCCTCATTCAAATATTTTTCTTCTACATTCATGTTGTTTTCTCCATTACTATGTTTCCATCCCATGTATTGAATATATTTACATATTTACAATACACTTCTTTTGAAATCTGTATCACTTCGACATTTCGCAATAAATCTAATAATATTTTTTCATCTAACATCACATCCGATTCGTTTTTTCTCAAATTATTGAAATTCACTAAAATTTTGTTATTTTTTCTAAGGTATGATATAAGATTTGCCCCGACTTCATTCTCAATATAATATTTTTTTCCTGTTGTCTTCAATACATCATTATAAAATCGTATATTATTAGAAATAACATATCTGTTTGTTTTTACAAAGGTATTTATAACAAAAAGTATCCTATCTCTGGTAGGTTCCGTAAAATTAAGTTTGATAAGATGTATTTTTCTATCTAATTTTTTAGATAATTCTTCTATATTTTGTTCATTTATAACAACAAAATCATCGCCTATAAGTGTCAATTTCATATGAGATTCCTCCAACATAGTTTTCATATGGTTATTTATACACTTTGTAAAGAATTTTTTCAATATATGCAAAAAAACCATCAGCAATTAAACTGATGGTCATCGAATCTTTATATTGACTTATGAACTGATAATGTCCAGTAATCTATACATTTATTAGTTACATAATCATACATGTTTGGTATATTCCGTTTTTTCTTGAACTCATTCAAATCCTTAATTTCATCTGGTGGAATAAAATATTTGAGTAATTTGCCATATTTACTTGACTCAATAAGTTTATTTCTTTCCTTTTCGCCACGTTCATCAGTATCAACAGCAATAATGATACCTTTGTCTGTGTATTTGTATAGTTCTATAAGAAAATCATCTGATATACTGCCGCCTAATACACATGTTCCTTGATGATCTTCAACCATCATAGCATCTATAACACCTTCTGTAACAATAATAAATTTATCTCGTTTGAAATAATCAATATTCATTATAATGCCGGTTTTTTCAATCAACGGATTTTTAAATCTTGGTTCAACTGTATCATCCATTGCCCGACCTTGAAAATATACAATTTCATTACCATGATATACAGGAATTATATATCGTCCTTTGTATTCCCCTTTATTGGCAATAAAAATTTTATAGTCTAATGGGATTTTTCTGGAATCCAAAAATGATACTAAAATTTTTTGATATTGTTTATCAAAATAACTAGAAACATTGGAATCTACTGATATACAATCATCTAAAATAGAAGTAAGATTTTGTTCTTCCGGTATTACTTTTACGGCGGAAACGGCTTTGGTCAATGTTTTTTTTATATCATCAAATTCAATTGTTTCGACTTCACGTATTGCCTCACCTATGGGAATGCCTTTTAATTCTGATACTAGCTCAGCAAAGGTTCCTGTTCGACCGCAATTGAAACAGTTATAAAATGCACAACCATTATCATATGTTACACTAAATCTTCGTTTGAGTTTTGATTTCTTACTATCACCACAAAGAGGACAACGAGATCCAATAGAATTTCCTTTCACATATATCGTGCCATATTGTGAAAGAAAATCTGTAATTGTTTGGTGTAATATCATTTTATTTCCCAACGATTTAATATTTTTATAATGATTTCTTGTGCTTTTTCTGGTGATAGAAGGCTGGTTGTTAGTGGAATGTTTTTTACTTCTTTTTTTACTTCTTTTTCAATTTTTTTCTCTTTATTCTTTTTCATATTTTTTCTCCGATGTTATATTTTTAGGTTCATATAAAACACAATCTGAATCCATTGGAACTAATAAAATACCATCGGTAATTTTTACATTGAAAAATCCATGATTACATTTTAATCTTTTTGGTATTTCTTCTGAAAAAGCACAATCAATACAACGTGTTAGACAGGGATTCATTGTGAATATTCCTCTCTTGTTTTTTTTGATACATGATTGTCTAAAGCATCCTGTTCAATTTCATCCCTAATATCAGGTGGAAACAACATATAAAACTTTTTAATTTCCTCTGCATTATTATCAACTTTTAACATTCGCATCATAGCACATGAACATTCAAACGGCCCCCACTCGGCATCCAACTTCCTTGCTTGTATATAAAATTTCCTCATTGCTCGTTTTAAAATATTTGATACGGCCTGTCGTGTAATACCCAATTCATCTGCAATTTCCGACCCATTCAGTTGTCTAACCATTTCCATTCAATCTCCCCTTTTTATACACTGTTATAAACGATTTGATGCTCATACTCATTGGTGTGGTGCCTGTCAATAGATTATATCTAACATATCCGGCAATTTTATCAACTATCACAACTTCTGCTGGCGCAAAAAATGGATCCGCTGATACATAATTCCATATTTCGCCAATATTTGGGCCGCCATCAATAGAACAACCACATCCACATCCACAACTCTTTATATCATCTTTTTCAAAAAATTTCAATCCAAATATTTTCATATTTTATAAAACCTCCGTCAATATACGCCAAGATACCAACATAAGACCATCAAATGTAGCTTCGACTGGTTTACCCTTCAATTGTGTTATATTTGATACTTTTGCTTCATGAAGAAGGTCTGAAATATATCGAACAATTTCATCATACTGTTTTGACCTATCTTCTTCCGTCCATTTACAATATTCTGACCACACAATCATATTTGCATCCCATGCTTCTTTTGATGCACCTACCCCCCATCCTTCACCGGATAAAGTAATATGTAATCCAATACAAGCGTCTTGATATCCGCCTACCCCAAATTCTATCTTTTCTATTTTTCCTAATTCTTTTCTCATAATTTCCTTTATTTACAATACTTTAATACTTGGTCTAATGACACCGGATAAAAATCATGAACATCAACACCAACATTCAAAGCATTTATATCTTTTCGATAAATCCAATGTTGATGAACATGGCCACATACATTCAAATTAAAATTACCATATATATTGTCGGGCTTATGTAGGCATAAAAGACGTATCTTATAGTATTCAACAACAAGGTCTGCTGGTGATATTTTCTTCACATGCCTATCATCGTGATTACCACGAACTGTAATAAACGTTCCATTCATTTTATGAAGATGGTCAAGAGAATGATTGAATGATATGTCGCCTAAACAAAACACAATATCCGTTTTCTTTACGACCTCATTGTGTCTTCGTATAATTTCTGCATTCATTTCTTCAACCGTTACAAAAGGTCTATCACAATATCTAATAATATTAAAATGGTCAAAATCGGTCAGTGATAGTCGGATGAAAACCATACCCGACTACCACTATTCTCATTCAACATAATACTCATTATGCGTCCTTTCGTTAAATTTAATGATATTTCTTGTTTTTGCCTTTATTTGTATCTGTTTGTTCATGACAATTTGGGCATAAAAATCTTAAATTTTCAATTGTATTATTACCGCATACACCGTCTTTATGATCTAAATGTAATGTCAATTTATTGCCCATCCTCTCGCCATTCAATCCACATATATCACATTTATATTCTAATATATTATGTTTGATTATATAATTTTTTACTTTGCCGCTTCTAACTCCGCCGTCATTTTTAAAAATATCTTCAAATGATGTTGGCCGTTGAGCACATGGTTTGAAATGCCCTATTTCTATATTATATGTGTCGGTTATGATTTTAATTGTTTTTCTAGGAACTCCGATTACTTTAGATAATTCAAGAAAAGAGTTGTGGTGTTGAATATTTTCAATTATCAATTTCAATTGTTCTTCTCTAAATTTTTCTTTTTCTTTCGGATACCCTCTATGTGCGCATAACGAACATTGTTTGGCTCTTACATCTTTTTCTCTTCCACAGACACACAAATCTTTATACCCTTTTACCGTTTTTCCGTGTTTATAATTTGAATTATCTTTTCCAAAGAATTTTTTATTATTCATGTATATTTCCCCTTTTAATTTGATATACACTATTTATAAAAATATTTCAAAAAATATGATCAAAATGATAATCCGATGAAAACCATACTCTACTGCCGCTGTTCTCATTTAACATTATACTCATGTAGTATAAACTACCTTTCAATTTTATTTGGCTGTTTTTGTTTTCTTTTCAATTGGTTCATAAAGTGAAAATCCGAAAAAATACACTGGAGCTACAATGGTTTCAAACAAAATGATGCCCCATACAACATTGCCGATAATGGTTTTATATTTGATATTATCGTCTTTTTCTTCATTTTTGTTGAATAAGCCATATGTTTCATATGTAACACCATCAATCACCTTTGAACTACCACAGGCAACCATTGATAAACACATAACAACAATAACAATCCATGCCACAATTTTATTCCACATAACATTTTCCTCTTTTTTATTTTATCCTAACATTTTTTTATACTAAAGTCAAGTTTTTAAATTCTCAACAAATATTGCAGCATTGTTTACATCATTTATACTTTCTTTATTTGTTGGTGTTATTTCATTTATCACTTGTTCTTTGTTGATAAATCTACCATCTTCTAATACATATCCGTTATCAAGTTTTGAACTTACAGAGTCAATGCTAATATTGACAAGTGGCATGCCATTACTGTCCTTACTTACACTCTTAACATAAAAAACCCACATCTTTTTATCATCTTTTTTATCATCTAAAATATCATCAAACATATCAAATACCTCACTTAATTTATCCGCACCGACTATCATTACATGATGTGCATATATGGCATCCTTCAAAAGGTATAACAGCATATCTACCACATTTTAGACATAATTCACCTTCTGATTCAACATTGATGATTTTATTATCATTCAGGTAATATCGTTCCAATAATTTTGCTATAGCATCTGGAATCGACAATATTTGTGTTGGCTTTTTATCTGTTTCCTCAAACCTGAACCAATTAGGACGGTCTGAATTTATTCCTTCAAGGGTTTTGATGATTGCCGCTACCGGCGTTCCGTGTTGTAACGCAATGGATACGGTTCTTCCAAGACCCTCACAAAAACTATTGAATAATTGTCCAGATTTACCCATTGAAAGAAAAACTTCTACAGGTTTGCCATCATGTGTTGATACGATGATATACATTTTACCATTGCCGGTTTCAACTTCATGTCTAACTGCTAATAATTTTGTAGGTCGTTTAAAATTAGGAACAACCTCTACTTTCTCTTTATTTGAAAAAGAAATGGGTTGCAATTTTTTAGAACCATCCCTATAAATTGTAACACCTTTCAGTCCTTTTTGATAAGCATATCTATATATTTCAGATATTTCATCCCTTGTTGTTGTGGATGGTAAATTTGTCGTGCTACTAATGGCAGTCGATACGTGTTTTTGTAATACAGACTGCATATCAATTCTATCCTTAGCTTTAATATCATGAGCAACAACAAATACTTCACGTACTTCTTTTGGTATTCCTCTAATACCCTTCAATGACCCTCCGTTTTGAACGATTTTCTCAATCATTTCAGGTGTATACCATGATTCGTTTTCATACTTCTTTTTGAATATTGGATTGACTAAAATATATGTATCACCAGATTCAACCAATCTTTTTTGAAATACTAAACCAAAACTCGGTTCCATACCATATGAACAATCACATGATAAAGCAATACTTCCGGTTGGCGCCACCGTTGTGTGTTGACAATTTCTCAAACCATATTTTTTAATTTTTTCTAATACTGATGGGTCATCAATAAAAGAAGATACAATTTCTAAAACATCATCTTCTACAAGTTTATAATCAGTAAATGTTCCTTTTTCCTTTGCTATATCAGAACTAGCCTCTAAGCTGGCTGTAGTAACAATCTTCATACATTTTTCAGCAAATATCTGTCCTTCTTTATCATCATATGGCAAACCCATTTCATATAAAGTGTCCGCCAACCCCATAATACCAACACCTATTGGACGATACTTCAATACATTAATTTTGAACCGTTCATCTGGAAATTCCATATTATCAATAAGATTATCCATCAATCTTGTAACATTGTATGCTGTTTTATATAGTCCATCAAAATTATATCCATCATTACTACAAAATCTATGTAAATTGATTGAACTCAAATTACAAGATGTATATGGAATCAAAGGCTGTTCGCCGCAATTTCCTGTGATCACATGAGAAAGTTTAAAAGTATGTGTATCATCAAAAACACTAATATCCCACACATCTTCTTTTATATCTGTTTTGGTTATACTCTTTATTTTAATATTATCATATACCATTCCACCTTTATTTAATGATTTTTTCATCCACATCAACTCATTTTTCCTATTATTTGAAAGAGTAAATATGTCTCTAAAATGCATCAATGATGATGTGAACAATTGTACGAAATATCTAGTATAAGCTCTGCCATATAATTTTCCATTTGGAAACGATATATTAGATGATGTTGACTCTGTTAATCTTGTTTTGATTCCATAAAATCCTAATATTTCTGAAACATCTGATGCTAATTTATAATTACTACTGCAAAAAACACATCGGCTTCCAGATTTATCGACATAACCATCTGATGAAAATAAACCGTCAATCAACCCTTTTCTAAATTCCTCTGATGCTGTTGTCCATACACTAGAAGGCATCCCAGTTGATTTTTTATCAACACCATACGACCTAAAGAAAGTATCTAAATCATTATTTGTTGTATTAAATTCAATGCAACCATCTATCTTTGAAGGATTATATACTTTATTTGTTATTGATGTTATTTTTTTCATCACCCTATCATATATTCCATTTTCAATATCTTCATTACTAAATATAAACCCATACTGACGTTTACCATTATCCTTTCTATCTGTTATCCATCCATCTCCTAGATTCCATCCAATAACGAAACCATCATCATAATTGCCCTTCACACCATATCCAAGAGAATTCATTCTTACAATAGGTAGGTAATCGCCTGATTTGAGGTCGGTTGTCTGTCTTTTTTCATATATGTTGTTATTCAACACTGGCCATTTATGTTCGGCAGTTGAATAATACTTTTTACCTCCCATTAATGTTATTTCAAACAATTCTTTCTCTTTTCCTGATAAAAAGCATTTTGCTGGTGAATATTCACCCTTTTGATTTATAACAAGAAATTTTTTGTTTTCTAATTGTTCTATCGGATATATACCACCATCAGTAATAACCTTTGTTCCTGCCCTCAACGAAGGATTTGTGCAATCAATTTTCAATATTTTTTTCAGAGGATTGAATTTGTTGATAGTATCAATAAACAAAACGCCAGGGTCGGCAGTCTTGTGTGCCATATCAACAATCTTATCCCAAATAACTCTAGCATTTATTTCCTTTACAGGGCCATTGGCGGGTGATATCAAAGAATATGGTATATTATCTTTGAATGCTTGCATAAAGTCATCTGTAACAGATACAGATATATTCATATTTGACAACACACCATCAACACTTTTACATTCGATAAATTCCATAATATCAGGATGGTTTATGGGCATAGCACACATAATAGCTGCTCGTCTTGCTCTACCACCAGATTTTGTTGTTGCCCCAACAGCATCAAATAATGTCATAAATGATATTGGGCCGCTTGAACGTCCGCTGGGAACATTATCAGTTTTCTCCTGACCTTCATATATATTAGCTTCCTTTTCACGCAACTTGCCAATAGGAATACCAATGCCAGCACCGCTCTGAAAGATTTTTCTTGCAACATTTGCTACATCATATATACTATCCATACTATCATCAAGGTTTACCACCCAACATGCCGAAAAAATCTTTTTCGTTGACCCCGAATTAAAAAATATCGGTGTTGATGGACGCCATATATTTTTCTTCATTAAGTCATATGCTAATTTAGCATCATCATCGTTACCAAATTCTTTTGAAACCCGTTTGAATGTATCGTCAATAGTTTCATCACTGAAACTATACAAATCCAAAAATATTCTTTTTGCCATTTCACTCAATTGTGAATTTTCTATTCCTTTATTCATCTATTTTCCTCCAAATTCCGAAAACGTCCTATTTCTATATTCCGTCTTGTGATCTTTTTATGTATAATTTTATTCTATCCCAACTACTCAATGTTAAGTATAATGTATGAAAGAACCCAACCGGATGCCTTATACCAGCATAACAATTAGCCTTAATCTCACGCCATACCCACCATTTTGCTATCATATCAGTGATATGATATTGTTCATGTTCTATAACAAATTCGTTTACCTTCTTTGGTAATCCTTCTTGAACAAACACTTGACCATTTTTTGCTAATCCAAAAAATGGATATATTTCTTCTTTTTTAAGATATGTTACCATATGTCTTACCTAAAACAGAAAAAGGTGTGGCAAACAAATGCCACACCTCTCGTTTTCCTTAATTAGTTTAAAATTCTATTTTCATCCATCATGTCCAATTCTGTCGTATACCAAATACCACGATATACAACTGTACACTCACCATTTTCCCATCGTTCTACGATAAGATCGTTTCGTCCTTTATATGGAGATGTTTCTACAAAACCAACGGCTGATTCTTCAAAATCAAAATTAGGGCATGTATGCAGACCATATGGTGCCTGATATTTCTTTTCAAACTCGTCTTTTTCTTTTTCATTGACAACAAAATACGTTTTCATTGATGTTCCTTTCGTTTAATTGTATAATTGTAAAAGTTTGCTCTCAACCCTACTGAAATCTTCAATAAAACCGCCAAACTTATTTCCAGCAAAAAATCCATACATTCTATCTGGTGGAGCTAATATATAATTCTTGTAAGCATTTATTATTCTTGACTTTATCGTAGTTGGTATTCTATGAAAATCAATCAAAATACGATTTACATCAAATCGTTTTTCTAAGTTATTTTTAATAAGCCAGTCCTTGTATCCAGAACTAAGAACAGCGTTTGCCGAAACTTCACCAAAACCCGGCTTTCTTTTGCCTGCCGGCCAATCTAACGGTGTTTTAATATTGAATATATCATCCTTTGCTTGCCCAGTAAGACATTTCATTACGATAAATTTCTCTGTATCAGGACAATCCATAAACATCATTTTTTGAGGATTATACAATTTTACCCTATCTGACACTAATTGTAAATAATCTTCATCATTAGAAATAACAATATATTCCCTATTATCTTTTAAAGCAAGAACGCCAATGATATCATCAGCTTCGGCATTTTCAACAAGTAATACTTTGAATGGTAGGTTGTCTTGAATTTCATCACAAAATTTTCTATATTCTGTATGAAAAATATTCCAGTTAATTTTGGATTTATCTCGTTTTCCTTTTCGTGATTCTTTGTATCTAGCCCAATATAATTTTCGCCATGATTTCCTATCATCAACAGCAAGAACAATCTCATTTAGGGACGGTTCTTTATATAACGATTGATATATTGAGTCAATTACATTATGTTTCCATAATGATATGTTGGGTTCATCTGTATCATAACCCACTTCTTTTGAGCAATAATGTCTAACGGCGAGGTTGTTAAGGTCTATCAGGCTGGTTGTCATTCTTCACATTTTCCTTCTTAATTTAAGTATATAATACCACAAAATTATTGGTTTGTCAAGATAATAATTCGTCCAGTAACGCTAGCATTTCAATAAATCCTATCTTCATTTGTTCTAAGGTATATACACCTTCTTTAGTAGTTATATTTCTTGCCATAAGTAAATTGTAAATAATATCAAGGGTTTTGGTTATATCATCATGTAATTTTATAATATCATTTTGATTGTTTAATGTTTCTATATTCGACATTCGGCGCATAATATTCAGATTATTATTTTCTAATGTTCGGATAAAATCATATTCTTGTTCTGTCATTTTACCATTACGCCAATAACTTTATAAATAAGGGTTTTAAATGCATCCCAATCTTCATTTTTAACAAGACGTTCCATTTTAGCAATTTCTGTTTTATCAGCTTTTTTATAAAAAGCAGTCAAATCATCCCATGCTACAGCACCTTCATCTAAAGATACACCTTCATTTAACTTCTTGTAATTCTTGATATAATGTTTGAATATCATTTTACTTTACCTTCCTCAAAAAATTCTCTCCCTGTTCCCCTTTATATTGAATATAAAACGGTCTATTATATCGTGTTCCTCTTAGATAATTTGCCGCCGGTTCAGTTGAAAATCTCATTCGTTTTCGGTCAGCCTTCATGTTATTATAAAAATCTTCCTTATTAACCGTGAAGATCGGAAAACTATCTTTTTTCCCATCAGCAAATACACCACTTACATCTGTTTCAATCTTGCCTGGGTCAACTGTATCAGGACTCGTTTCCGCTGCAAGATTTGTTTGATCGTGTGTCAAACCACTTCCAAAAAATTCACCACCCATTTTTTACTTCCTCCTATTTTTTATATAATCCTAGTGTTACAACCTTTGCCAAGAACTCGCCTGTGCGTCTTATCAGGCCTTTCTTTTCAACGGGTACACGTTCTTTCCTTATGTCCAGAAAAATATCCATATTCTTATTGTTATCCCTGAACACATCATCAATCATTCTATACCTAATTCTCATTTGAGGGTCTAATCTCATGTAGTATTGTTGAAAAATTGTACGACATCCACGTTGTTTCAAAAGCGTCATAAGATCATTATAGTCTTGATTATTCAAAATAGGAACAATCTCGTCCGGCCGGACGAGGGAATCGTACAACATACACATTACTAATTGGCAAAACTGTGTTGTCGTCAGTGTTAGTCGCATTTATTCTTACCTTCTATTTACATTGTATTTTTTATGTGGTAAAATATGCATTAGCAACAGGGCAGCCGGATATATTTGTTTGAATGTTGTTATTTGATATTCAATCATAAACAATTCAAGAATACTAAACATTTCCGATAATACATATTTTTATTACAACACTATTTATAATAAAAAACCCATAAGGTAAAAAATATCCTATGGGTTTTTTAATTATTATTTTAAATTTAAATTATGACCTGTTACAGAAATCCCGTGTGAGCATATCCGCCAAATTTTCACCTTCATCTGGATGTTCAGGTGATGTTTCTTCATCAATATCAACTTTTGGCATATACGATCCTGACAATCCTGACAATCCTCTTATACCTTTTCGATGTTTTACAGGAATTTTTGTTCCTGTTCCACATACGGATTTAATCAGGTTGAAGGTTTTAGGTGTAACCACCGTATCCACTTGGCTGATAAAATCGTTTTCATCAAACAGATTTTCGCTTTCAACAATAACCTGACCATCCGACACAACCTTATATCCACAAGGCGTTACCCATCGTACCTGTGCTTTAATTCCATTGTGGGCAACGACAACCGAAATATCATAATTTTGATTGATATAAGCATCATCTGTCCCCGAAAAGAACGCTCCCATGCTGTGATGGGAATGAATGACACCCATTACATCAGAACTCGGCTGAGGGCCAGTCACAGTAACCGCTCCAGACGTTACTTCTTGCTCAGGTAAAACAATATCTCGTACAAATCGGTTACTAGCATCGCCAATTAGATATGCTAACCATTCCAGATTTTGATATTTCTTCATTAGAATATCAACCTTTGCTTTGGCAATCCGACTGAATAAAATTGTCAATGCTCCTTCTGGTTTACGTCCACAAGTGGAAACTACCTTCAAATCATCAGCGGTGTTACCCCACCCATCATCGGCCGCAATCGGTTCAAGTGCATCCAATTGATTTTCAACTGATTGAAAATTATATGCTCTATATATTTTATTCATTTTCTTTTTTCTCCTATTTTTCTTTTTTCCCATAATCTTAATTATACAAATCTTTTAAATTGGTAGAAATCTCTTTATCATAATATTTCATGATTTTTCCAACGGCAAGTGCGGCCACAACGGTGGCAGGAACAACCCACGATGGAATAACCGTGTACCCATCGGTAGACTCACCCCACTCGGCAACAACATTTGATAAAGTGATATGTTCACCGTTATACCCAACCTTCAAATATTTTGCACCATTGGCTTTTGCGATAGCTTGATTTTCCTCTTGAACATTGGAACGATCTGTGCAATCAATAATCCAATCTGTCATTTTGAAAAGACCTTCTTTAAATTTGAAAGGCAGTGCAAACACGGTCGTTTCAGGACGTAAAAAATTGATAACCGATTTCGTAACGGCCGCTTTGTTCTGACCAATTGCACTTATCGGTAAATCCAACCGATTCAAATTATGTTCCTCAATAACATCGAAATCAAACAAATAAATCTTTTCAATTCCAGACATTGCAGCAAATTTTGCCGTCCAATAACCAACACCACCACAACCAATCACGGTGATGCTAATATCCTTATTCAATTTTAAACTTTCTTGTCGTTCATATAAACGGCTCATAGTTTTTATTTCCTTTCTTTATTATAAATTGATTATAACACAAAACCCCTGTTATGTCAACATAATAATGAACCGGAGGAAAATTTCCTCCGGTTCATCCTGTTAGTTTCCCCAAATATCGCTATTTGGAGCGTTCATACCAAGTCCTTCTCTCATATCAGACACACCAACCTTAACAACAGGTGGAGCGATCGGATCTTTGGCTAAATGACGGCGTAAAGTTTCCAACCGTGGCATCAACGATGGCGTCCTGTGTGCAACGGACATTGTGTTAATGTTTTCCATTACAGATGTGGCATCATCAGCGATTTTGATAATATCATCCGCGGTATTCCACGATTTAGGGTATTTCCAATTTCCCCAACAATCAGGACGGGCTTGATGATAGTGGTCAAAATAATCCATATTATTCATATAGTGTGAAGACACACCCATAACAGCGTTATCCCTAGTTGTAATTCTGATATAAATATGGGTCATTAATTTCTTGACATATAACGGTTCAATACTCTTATGATCCATGAATTTAGGATTATACGTTCTTTTGACAATCCAAATAATTTCACCACGCGAACCACCCTTAACAATGGACAACCCACGTTGTGCATGTGACCATGTTACTTCTGGCATAGGTGCCGCTTTCGACATTGTATCCTTTAGGATTTTTTCTTTTCGTTCATATTCACTTTGAATAGACGACACTAATGCCGAAACTTCGGACATTTTAGCCTTAATTGTATCCCTGATATTCAAACGTTTTTCTGTTAGTTTATCTTCAAATTCTTTCCTGATCTGATCTTCATCAACAATCACGGATTCTTTTGAAGCAACCAAATCATATATTTTATTGCCTAGACGTATCGTAACAGTCGTTGTTTTGAGATCGTCAATTTTCAACGTTTCAAGTGTTTGAATCATACTGTCATGATATGCTTTAAGCTTATCTTTAATGTTGCTGGTATCAGCCATTGTTATATCCTCTCTTCATTTTTTTCTCTTATAATACCACGTTTTGTTCCATTTGTCAACATTTATTTTTATCCACCAATATCGTATCGTTCAGCATACCATTGGATACAACGTAAAAAGGTTGTATACATAATATATACAACCTTTTTTCACTGATTTCGCGAAACCCATGAATTAAACGTCCAAATCCTTACTGGCAAAGGATTATAGCTCCGGCATCGTCATATGCGCGCACTTCGGCTTTATCGCCTGCGTTGAACAGAGCGGGCGCTTCAGACGGACGAATTTCAGCACCGTTCAGAAACACACGATACTTACCAAAACCCGCATCAAGCGACACGTTTTTGATTGTATCCCTAAAACTAGCGCCTGGTTCAACCGGAATTGTCGTTCCGTTTACCATAATGCCAGTTTGGATTGCGCCTTCATTATACTGAAAATTTTCACCACCCCAAACTTCTCTTTCCATAACATAACCTCCTGTTTAATTTTGTAACTACACTATACCTTATTTATTCATGTTTGTCAACTTATTTTTTTAATCTTCTAAAATATATCTTTTCGTATATTTGCCACATCGTTCACAATACCTATTTTGGAACATTTTATAAAAAAATTGTTCACTGGCATGAAAATAATTCGTTCTTACCCATTGTTCGGCTTTTGCCTCACTCCATTTACCCAAGTATGAAAAAACTTTCCTTTACACATACGTCATCCTTTCTATTTGAACAAATTTACAACTTCATTTACATCATTATCTGTAATTCCCATTTTACCATTGGTTTGAACCAATCGATCCATATAAGGTGCCATATCAGAATTATCATCAATAATAACAAATTTATTTACACGATTATTTCGACTAAGCCATTCCTTAATTTCATCACCCCTTGTGCTCAGTTCAACACCAAACAACGTAGTATCAATAATAAAATTTGAATACTTAAATCCACCATTTTTCAAGATATGTCGTAACACTTCAACTGAACGACCCATCCTCCAACAACTTGAAATTACAATCCTTAACTTTTCTGTTTGCTCCACAATCGTATTTAATTTTGAAATACAATTTTTCGATAAAAGCCCACAACTCTTTAAATGACCATACCTATTGAGAACACCGTCAAAATCAAGAAATAACACATTAAAAATGTTATCCGTCATTTTTCCATTTCCTTTCTTATTCAATTATAAACCTATTATACACCATTTTTATTGAATTGTCAAGGAAATTATACACCATCGTTTTTACTCATTAAATAGTATTTTTCACTTTCATTTTCATTTCCGATATATATCATACCTAATTCTTGTTCTGGAACATAGGCAAAATGACATGTAAAATCAACCATGTCTAATACCGACATTACATTGACCACATTTTTGAAATCAAAACACATGGACATATTATCATATGTCACGTCACATAAATCAATTCTCAATCCATTTGAAAATCTATTTTGTTTATCCGATGCTTCTATATATAACACATTATCCAAAACACCAAAATAAATCTTATTAAATTTTGACCCAATCTTTTTAATTTTATTGAAGGATTCAATAAAATCATCATCAATATCCATCACTTTGAAGTAATCAATATCAGCTCGTGGACTATCCGCCTCAAAAACATTTACCATTTGGGGCGAGCAAAAAAACATATTGGATTTTTGTTTCCCCTGAATCAATGTAATTTTTTCATCCTTAATAGCTATCGTTGTTTCTACATCATCATCAATAAGATTGAGGTATGGAACGATGTTTGTATTTGGTTCAGCAAAATTCAGAACCAATGTATCCGTGGCCTTCATGCTAGGTAGTATTTCATTAGGTAATTTGAGTAATGAAATTACATCAGAGGCCGCCGAAATCATCTTTGATGTTACGAGGGCTTTTGTCAAATTTATCTGAACACTATCAATACAGTAGTTGATCGTGGCCTTTTTTAAAAACGTTTTTAATTCACTTGTGTTGATTAACATTATTCCACCATTTCCTTATTAATATCCTTCATTGCTAAATGTGATAGGCATTTCTGGTTCTGCTTCTTCATCCTCAAACAATGTGGGGAATGCTTCAATAAAACAATCCTGACAAATATCCGCTTGAATTTGTTTATCTGGATACTGGGCGCCTTCACCCATAACATAATCGAAACAGATAAATTCATCCATTTCTTCCTTAACATCGAACCGTGCTTTGCAAATATCACATTGGATTTCCAAAACATTTCCATTAACATCCTGTTTAATAATCATTTTTTGCTCCTTCTATAAAAATATTGATGATGCATTTTTTGTTGTTTTCTTACTTATCTTATTACTTTCCAATAGATTTGTAAACGATTGAAAATAAGACATTTCCTTTTTTGATAACATCATATCCTTGCGGATAGAATCAAATTTTTCCTTTTCCTTTTTATCAACTTCTTCTTTTTTAACCCACTTTATATATCGTTTTCCTTTAGGCACCTTATGATAATAATATTCATAAATTAAATTGTCTGGAAGAAAGAACTGGAACTCGTTGATTTTGTCAACAATATCAAGTAGTTGTTTATCATGGGACAACCATAATGAAATAAGATAAACAGGTGCTAATTTCTTATCGTACTTCAAATCGCCCTTCAAATAAATATTATTCAAATAATCGAATATGGTTTTCTCAGCCATTAAAATATACTCTCTACAAGATTTTCTACCATTAGTTTTCTTTTACAATTTTCTTTTACTTCGTCCGATAACAAACCTACTTCATGATTATAATTCTCAATCATCTTTGCCTGTGTAAGCCATGTCAGTTTATAATTATCACCATAAAACACATGAGAACCTTCATGTCCTTCTTCAAGGTCACACGTTGCCCTCCAAAGAGCGCCACCGGAATTGATGTTTATGTGCCCATCGCATTTCATATACAACCCTTTTTAATCAATTTCAAAACACATGAAATGAAATTGATTTCTTTGATTGCGATAATACTATCACGATACATTGCTTCGGCGATTTCAATGATGGCATCCCCCGGCGACTTAAACCCACCGACATTATCAAAAAAGTATTGATATAAATCGGTATAATTTATTGTATTCGACCTCAATGCTTTCCTTATACCGTCTAAGTCAGAAGACATTGCTAGGTTCAATATTTTATCATAAACGCCAGTTGTATTTTCCAGTTTGACATTTGTAATACAGCCATTGACTGTATTCAATTGTAGTGTATTGATGGTTGACCTAATATCTGGATATAATTTTTTTACTGTATCAACCACTGTTTCTATTTTATCAATGACCACTTTTTCTTTTTTGAGTATTCCCATAACAAATTTAGCAACATCCTTCAAAGGTGGGTTGCCTAATTCAACAATCTGACATCGAGATTGTAATTCGGGAATTATCTTATGACCATAATTACACATGATAATAAACCGTGTAATTTTTTGGACTTGTTCAATCAAATCTCTAAGCATGGCTTGGCCGGGCACCGATAGAAAATCACATTCGTTCAATACAACAACCTTCAAAGGTGTAATACCCAAAGATGTTGCGAACGATTTCACTTTTGTTCTGATATTATCAATAGATGTTTCATCAGAACAATTTACCCAAAGACTATCAAGACCTGTTTTTTTCAAAAATATATGTGTAAAGGTTCCTTTACCAACACCAGCAGGGCCAACTAACATTAGATTTGGAATTTCAACTAATGCCTTTCCTAATTTACCACGAACATCCTCATTGAGAACCATATCTTCAAATTCAGTAGGTTCATGTTTGAACACCCAAATTGCCTGTTTATCATTTATCATTTCATCACATCCTTCTGATGTAGCCACATAACAAGTAATATACACAACGTCATTTCATTGACATTATTTAATGCCATTGAAAACAATGTAAGACATATCGCTATTAAAATATACCGCCACTTCATATTTTCTACCTTTCTAATCAATTATACCCTAATTTTATAAAATTGTAAATAAAAAAGAGGGCGAGAAATCCCGCCCTCTTTTTATTCTTTTACTGATTAGGCAATGACTTCATCAGCAGAGGCGACATCTTCCAGTTCCTCTACATCGTTGTCTTCACCGAGATCATACCCTTCAAAATACTCTTTAAGAGTAGCCGATGGGCGGAATTTCGGAACAACCTTTGCCGGTACTTCAACGGCCTCACCTGTTTTCGGATTGCGAGCTGTTCGGGCTTTCTTATCCACTAACAGGAACGTGCCGAAACCAACAAGGGCAACCTTATTGTCAGACGACAATCCTTCAACGATACCCTCAATAACGGCCTCAATCGCACTGCGTGCGTCTTTCTTTGTCATGCTTGTTTCTGCGGCCACAAAATCAATCAAAGTAGCTTTGTTCATAATTAACATCCTCCATTTATTTTTTTTATAGTTTTATCTTACACCATAGAATTTGTTTTGTCAACCATTTTTTTCAATAAAAACCATCTTTTTTATTAAATATCTAAAGACCTTGGCAACTGCAACTGATCCCATGCTTCGTCCTCAACAAAAACAAAACGATTTTTTCCAAGAGTATTGAAAATTTGTTTTGCTGCTTCCTCTTTCATAACCACCCAACCACCAGTGCGATATGGATTATCGTGGGGTTCGCCGTTCCTTACAGATACAAGGATAATACCCATTTCCATATATCCTTTACATTCATCACAAGGTTCCATGTTGATAACACCCGTCATTGGTGCCTTTTCATCATAAGGTAATTTACCAAATAGTATTATTTCGTTTTTCTCTTTATTACAATAAAAACATGTTGGTATCATTGGATTTACACCATGTTTTTCCGATAATTTAATTGAATTTCTCATGTTATTTGCCTCCATCATAATTCATGCACCATAGTTCAAATTCCATAATTGCCCGATGAACATCATGAAAATCATCATTTTTACACATTTCTGGTGTATATTTATCTTGTAATTTCCGGCGTTCTTTTTGCCCAAAATTCTCCCATATACCCCTTTTAGCCGCTCGGGCAATCAACCGTTTCTTTGTGTTTTCTATATCCTGTATTGCTGTCATATCTTATTCTCCCTTAAATCCATTATATGTAATATCACCATTAGGCAACACTACAATTTCCTGTGCCGCCAGTGGAAACCGACATTTCTCCGACCCAACACTTTGAATAACCAATTTTTCAAGTAATAGTGGAGCAATTTCTTTCAAGAAATTATCAGTTTTGTCGTATTCATCATCCATATCATTCGGTTCATTGGCAGATACATAGAAAAAATCGTATCCATATAATTCAAGGCACCCATCACGAACACCACATGCCAATTCATTCAAACAATACCTATCAACGATTTCCTTAATTTTATCTATTTTATCCGGTTTAATTGCCGGAGAATTACTTGCTGTTACACCTTCAAAATTTGCCATAGTCTTTTCCTCATTTCTTTTTACATAATAACACAACAATCCTTATAAGTCAAGGATTATTTACCTTTTCGTTTGTTCTTCTTGAATTTCTTACTTTTGCCTGTATATCGTTCATAAAAATTATGGGAACGATAATCTCTCGAATCTAACAATTTAAAAATATCTGGAAATGTATTAGGCACATAGTCAGTATAATTTAACCAATCCATTTTTATATCCTCTTTTCTTTATTTTATATGAACATCATACACTATAAGAGCCCTTTTGTCAAGTATTTTATACCCTCGGAAACCCATTGCCTGTCTGAATTTGTGGCGAGTTCCAACGGCACAGCCAACAGTTGAAGAATTTCCTTGACAAACACTATGTTTTCGTGTATAATACAAATAAAAACGAGGAAATATATATGACTAAAAGAGAAGAATTGAAAACCAAATTAAAAGAATATATGGATAACATTGAAGCAACGACATATATGATCAACATCCTTGACCCAGCATTGGCGTCTTGGAATGGCAAATTAATTACCAAACGATTAATTGACCGTCTTCGATTGACAATTTCAGGTGATTTTAATTTATACATCAGGAAGGGATGGAATGGTCTTGAGCTTACTATGGCAAAGGGCAATAAAACATTGACGCTTCGATTGAGTGATGGCCAAAAAAGGCAAACACTTAATATGGATTATGTCAGGAAACAAAATGAACGATATTACACCCAACTGGATACCTATGTGAAATATCGTAACGCCGTGGAACATACCGATGAATGGTTCGATGAATATATGAAAATTCGTCAGGACGTTGTGGCACTAAAAAACAAAATGAAAGAATTTGAATGTGAATATTTGATTGATTGGTCGGATTTACGATATACGATATAGGAGGCGACTATGAAAGCGATAAGAAAAACAGATTGGTTTTTACGATACGCATACACGTATTTGACAGAACGAACAGATGAATTAATGATTCGTGGGTTTAATAAAAATGATGCTGAACGTAAGGCTTTCTTTGAAATAATGGGAATGAATGAACGTGAAGTTAAAGACTTGTTTGATGGATGGATAAAGAAACAGAGGACAACAAAATGAATAAAGAAATTTGTATATGTGCTGCCGTTAAGGATGACACCGGATATATTTGGCGTGGCCACCGACATTCGGATTGCATATTTTTAATTTATCAACGAAACAGATGTTTCAAAAATAGCGATCAGGGGTTTATGACATCTTGTAACAGATTTGTCAATAGGGCAGATGGATATAAACTTCAAATTGATGCTGGTATTCCATCATATTCTGGTGGGTATCGTGGTGGGCTACTTTACAGTGAAGACGTATATTAAAATTGACAAATTTAATTTTTTGTGGTAAAATAAAATAATAAAATATTAAATTATAGGAGAACAAAATGAAATTAATAAATGTTGAAAGTTCAAATGTAAAAAGTGTTGGATATGAGAATAACACTTTGATAGTATTATTTAAAAACGGCGGACTGTATAAGTATATTGATATACCGGAAACCGTATATGATGAATTGTTATTGGCAGAGTCTATCGGGAAATATTTGAACACAGAAGTCAAGAAAAAGAAATTCGTGTGTGAACGAGTATGGGATGATGACGCCCTATATAAAGAATTGATACCAGAAGAAAAGGGGGAATAAAATGTTTGTAGAAATTAGTGGAATTGTAACAGCAATTGTATTAGTCGTTGTTTTTGCTATATTGATTGCATGGGCAATGATTAGTGATGATGGCCTTGTAGGGGGCATGTTTGCTTTTTTTTGGGTATGGTTATGTGTTCTATTGTGTGTTTCTGTTACATTGAAATATGATTATATCAAAGTTGATCCGTCAAAAATCGCTAGGGCCGGCACATATGTTGTTTATGATACTGGCGAATCTCTTATTTCATCAACGGCTGCCAAATATTATAACGCAAAAGACAATGTATTATACATTCAACGGTCAAAACCTATCGCATCTTTTTTGACACATTATACATTCAAGTTAGAATCAGAACGTGATATTCCGGTGGAAAACAATAAGGAATAATATGAATGTTAAGGGTTTAATAATCCTTGACATGATGAACAATTTATGTTATAATCAAAGGAAAAAGTAAAGAAAGGGTTAAAACAATGACTTTTACACCTACTACAATATACAGAGATTTAATTAGATTGGTTCATCCAGACATTCATCCTGAAATGAAGGATGCTTTGGTCAAGGCGCAACAAGTGAATGCTTGTAAAAGCAATCCAGATGCGTTGAGACGTTTGGGGATTTCTTGGGGTTTTATCAAGGCAACACCTACTGATAGAACGGCACAATCCACTACTTTTTCGTGGCAGAATACTACAAGACCAACCATTAATAGATGGGAAAAATTATTTCCTAAATCATTGTGGGAAATGGGATTTATGGCCAACCAAAACTATGTTGGCCGTGGTTACTATGTTCGCATCAAAGTTGGTAGCCGTGTTAGCACGCATGAGGTATTACGAACCACATTGAAGTGTGTTATAATCAGATATGGCACAATTGAAAAAAGAGTTCAATTGAGAAATATTATAAAGAGGATTAAATAAAATGAAATATACAAACAAGCAAAAATTAAGTTTACGAAAATCATTGAAGGCTATTGGGTATGGGTGTAAGATACAAGAAATACGATCCCCTTTTAGTGATAGGACTGTGACCTTTATCAGTTTTATTTTACCTGATAAAAAGATTGTTAATGTAACAGTCGCCAATGTTTATGGTGAAGCATTTTATCGTGACCATAAACCGGCCTTTGAATTAGTTAATTTGTTTATTGATAACAATGGAGATATTTAAATGGAAACAATCAAGAAAATGGAGATAAAAAGAAAATACGGAGAAGCAACAAGGGAAGGTGCGTTGTTCTATCAGGCATGTAAAGACGGGGCTAAAGTATCCGCTATTATATTTCATGCCGTGAGAAGTATTGAAGCATATAAAAATGTATTGGATATCATAGGAAAAGAAAATCCCGATGATATATCCAAGAGTTTAAAATATTAAAAAAATAATCATTGACATATTGATTTTAGTGTGTTATAATGTATTTAATGAGTGAGGGAACCACATCAGACGGTCAGTTACGATAGTCAACACGATACGTCAGTTACCTATAAAGATTGGTTCTCCAAAAGCCTCAGGGAATTGAGTCTAACAATTATTTTGGTAATATTCACGAAAATGGGTTGATCCCTACCACAAATAAAAATTAGATTTAAAAAATTAAAATAGTTGACAAACATATCAAAGTTTGTTATACTGAATTATGAGTTGGGAAAAATTAATAGTTATCCTACAATAGAGGCGCAATTCCTCTCAAAAAAACAGTCAGGATCTGGATCGCAAACATCCAGCACCCCAACCATACAATACTGATAAGTCGCAGTGACGCGTAGATATACGTTGCGGGTGCAACACCCAAGTATCAGTAAACTGATTGATGTAGTTTAATATGGTCAAACAAACGATACTACATCGTTTATATGGGTTCGATTCCCATTATCAATCAAAACGATAGGTGTTATTGGGCGTAACTGCCCATGTTATCCTATCTCGGAAACAAAAAGTATGTGGACATATAGTGAAGGTCAATTCCTTCTAGGGGAAATAAGCTGAATACCCTACAATTACAGGAAAAAATATGTAATTGATACTAACTATGAAATCCGCGGAACGGTTGGTAGGCTAAATGATCCTTCCAATGAACCACAACTTTATTGGTTTCCAACTTAGGCGATAAACTCCCACGTAAGTCCTTGATGGCGGTGGGTTATAAGTCCTATGAGGCTATAAATCCTTTGTAAGTCCAAGGCGTGAGGCAATAAGCCTGAACGGGGAAAATACCATTCAACGTTTAGCGATCAGACTTCAATAAGACCATTGGCGTAGGGTGGTAAGTCCTACCAGGCAGTAATTCCGCATAAGTCCATTGGCAGCTGGGTGTAAGTCCTACTTTACTTATCTGTTGATAAGGGACGTTTTTTGGTGGTACAAAGAACCGACTTCAATCAACGATATGATTGGTTGATATTTGGAATGATACCATATACCACATGTTCTTTCATTCCATAATATATCAATCAAAAAAAATGTTGGCCACGGTTATAATTCCTGTCAAACAGGTCATAATTCCTATCAGGGCTGACGCGGTTCAAATGGTTATAATTCCAACATCAAAAGGATATCTCGTTCATTGGCCATGACTCTTATCCTGTTCGGTTTACCATATTGAACCATTTTTTGTTTTAAACTTTTAACTTTAGACGTAAAGGAACAGGTGATGAAATGAAGTGACTAGAAGTAAATTATATTAGATAAATTATAGGATGATACTTAATTAGATTGTAACAAGATAAGGTTCAAAAGCGATAAACCCTAAAACTATTTCCCAACAGATTGGGCAACCAGAGTGTTGATAAATAGAATGATGGTAATAAGACTTCTTGAACCTTTTTCTTGCGTAAAATTCAATCCTCTGGAACCCGCCGGCAATCCCCTGCCACCACTGACATACAAAAATACCTTGACTTTTCCTTTATATTAGTGTATAATCGGTTATATAAAGAATAAGAAAGGCAATAAAATTATGAAATATACAATACCGACTTATAAATTAAAGACAATTACCAAAAAGCTAGAGGAATTGAACAATCGTATTCTCGGCATGGATGGTATTCGTATTGATTACATGATTTCACCGTCATATCAGAAGGATATTATTTTCAAAAATGACGATGATGTTGATGTTCATAAAATGGTTGAAGTCAATGATATTGATGTTATCAATCCGGTTGTATCCTTGAATGGATGGTCTTTCTTAGCGATTACCGAACATTCAAAAAACGGTAATATTATAATGAAAAAAATATATGATGTTGAAATACCTGAACAGTATTGGAACAGTGACACCTATTGCGAACATTGCAATACAGACAGGTATCGTAAATATACATATTTGGTTTATAGAGCAGATACAAAAGAAATCCATCAGGTGGGAAGCACTTGTTTGACGGCATATCTTGGATTTGATGCCAGTCTGTTATTGTCCCATGCTACATTATTCAACACATTGAATGATATGATGGATAAAGAACATGGAAAAATGTATAAACGAGGCGTTGAAGTTCAAAACATTGAAATGTTTTTGAAACGAACCATTGCCTGTGTTCAGAAACACGGATATATTTCTGCTAAAATGGTAAGAAAAGATGCCGAAGAAAACAGAGAGAATGTTGACCATAATTATTTATCAGCAACTGGTGATATTGTATGGGGCATTGAATATAATAAAAAGTATTGGCAAGATGAATTAAACACAGCCGCAAGTGATGGTGTTGATAAAACGTATAAACACGTTATTGAATGGGTCAATGGATTAGAAAATACTTCCGATTATATCAGAAACATCAAAGGCCTTATTGCTCGTGAGTATATCACATATAAAACAGCAACAACGGCGGCCTCTATTGTAGGTGTTTATTTTATGAATTTGAATAAGAAGAAAGTCGAAGATAAAACTATTTCTAATCATTTTGGAAACATCGGTGAACGTATTGATGTTGATATGGTTTTGATTAGCAAACGAGTTTTTGATAGTCAATATGGAACATCCAATTGTTATATGTTTAAAACAATTAATGATAATGTGGCTGTTTGGTTTACTAAAAGTGTAAATTTAGAAGTGGACGGACATTATACTGGAAAAGCCACAGTAACAAAACATACTGAATACAAAGGGTTGAAACAAACGGTTATAAATCGTTGTAATTTAGTTGAGGTTGAATAAGAACCAAGCCGGGCAGGTCGTGCCGGCGGGTTCCGGTTTAGTTGAAAATCAGGAGGGTAAAAAATGAAAAGTGTAACATTGAGTGTTAGAGGTCTTGAAGTATATCAGAGTGAAATAGTTGGTGATCTTGGTCAATTGAAAATCAAATGTCAGATGGATGAATGTGATATTCAAATGTTGATACATATGACTGATATCGCATCTAAATTTGATGTATATATTGAAAGTATTGAGGATATCAAATAATATGAAATACGTAATTATTAGAAACTATCATCCAGTTGTGTTTAGTGAAGCATTGGTGCATGCTGATATGGTTAAAATTGGTCATCCAACATCTGCCGGTTTTGTAGAAATCGTTGATGGTAAGGTTAATATATATGGTAAATCCATTAGTTTAAAATTGGAACCAGATAAAAAGATGGATCAGATCCTATTAGAACGTCTGTTTGGTATCAAAGAATAATCCTTGACAAAACCGAGGAAGTGTGGTATTATGTCTTATAAACGATAAGAAAGGACGTAAACAACATGACTACATATACTTGGAAAAAAGACGAAATAAAGGACAAATTACTTAGTGGTGATAGAACATGGATTGAACGGTCTGTTATCGCTATATTCAATAAACAAACATCTATGGAACAGAATGTTGAAGCTACCACACAAAACAATGGTGTTGGTTTCACTGGAGCGGATGCTAAAATTTTGACAAGTTTTGCCAAACAATTATTGAAGAGCAATGACCGACATTTATCTGTAAAACAAATGGTTATTGCTAAAAAACGCATCGTTAAGTATGCCGGACAATTGGCAAAGATTGCTAACAAAAAGATATAATAGAAAGTGGGTAAAGACAATGAAATTAAAATTAATGACTAAGGTTATCGAAAAAAGGCCCAGAAACAATATCCAATGGGTTCTGATATGGAACAAATGATTGTTGCCAAATTTTTTGACCCTTGTGGAAGTTGGACTTGGTATTTAATGAACCAAGACCCAAAGGATACCGACTATTTGTGGGGTATTGTAAAAGGAAACGAAACGAAAATTGGAAGTTTTAGTCTGTCTGAATTGAAGGCATACAAAGGCCCGTTTATGATTGGTATTGAACGAGATAAGTTTTTCACGCCAATGAAGGCAAGTGAAGTATGGCAAGCCCTTAAAGACGGTAAACATATTTAAAAATACTTCTTGACTTTTCAAAAGAAATAAGGTAGTATGTTTTATAAAGAGTGAGGGAAACACAAACAAATAACAATTAAATTAAAAAGGGAGAAAAAAAATGAAGAAAAATCTATTGGAAAATGGTCAGAACGTGGAGTTTGTCAAGGCCGGTGAGTTGTTCGAGGGTGTTCTTATTGAGAAGAACGTGTATAATGCCACGGTTGAGCTGGCCAATGATGACAAGGATGTGCTGGATGTGCCCTACAAGGACATCAAAGAGATCCTGTAAGATGAACGAGTGAGGGCCTTCATCCGGCCCTCACTTTAAACAAGACAATATCTGTTTCGGATACGCCTAGGGAAGAATTACCAGCAAAAGATAGATGGGGCGATAAAAGATGGGACGGTGGTGCTGGGTAACAAGTTTATAAAGAGTTGATGATACTATCATTGACTCTTTTTCTATTTATATCATCAATAAAACCAATAGGTTACAATGAAGGAAATGCTTGACAAAACCTGAAAAGTGTTGTATAATAAGAGAAAAAACACTGAAAGAAAGGTGGTAAGAATATGATTAAAAAAACTACTTATGGCGTGATGGACACAAAGGTTTTTGAACAGGTAACAGGGATTTTGAACAATGGAGCTAATGAACAGGATTTATTGGAGCTAAACAAATGGATTATCGCCCGTTTAAAATGGGTTCGGAACGTAAAGGCAAACGACCTCAAAAGAGTATTGAGTGCTGGCATGATTGTCGAATGGAACGGACGTAAAGGGTATCAAAAGGGCACGATTGTCAAAGTCAATCGCACACGCGTTCAGGTTAAAGTTTCGGATGGCTTTGGATACGACATGACTTGGAATGTTCCCATGTCCCTTGTTAAGATTGTATAATAAATAAAGGGTTCTTTTTCTCTCCTATCAGTAATGTTTCAACTGGACACAGAAAAAGAACCCTTTTCTGTAACCCGCGGGCGGCCCAATGGTAGTAAGGGTCGGATGATTCCTTGACATTTTAGCGATTATCTGTTATAATCCAGTATCAAGTAAAGAAAGGAACTAATATGAAAAAGATGAAAAAAACAGTTTTTGATTATGAATTTGATAAGTTTTGCAAGACGGCCTTGATGGTTATTACAATGTACCTGACGACCATTGCATTGATCGCTCTAACACAGTAAAAGGAAAGGGAATTTTGATGGAATTAAAATATTCAGAAACAGGCATTCCATATATAGAATTGGATAGTAAAAATATAATAAGTTTTTCAAAATCCACGGCAAACAAACAGGGGTTCAAATGGCTAGTGTTTTCAGGTATGTCCACGACTTCTGTTGCTGTATCTGCCGGCAAAGGCGTCAAGAAGGTTAAGAAACGAGTCAAACAAAACGAACCATTGTCAACTATGATTGATATGAAATTTAGTGGTGTTTCTAAATCAGCAAAAAGCACAAATGTTTATCTGACAAAGAAATACCTCAATGGATTAAGACGATTGTTTGAACCATATTTAATTGATGATATTTTTCCGTATTCTAACATCGTTAAGTTGGAAGAATATATAAATAATGATACCATTGAAAATAAAGAGGATCTTATGGAAGAAGATCCTAATGGATATTATGAAGATGACGAAGACGATGAATAAAATACAACTTTAGCGGTTTTCAATTTTGAAAGTTGTATACAGGAGGTATTATGGAAATTGAAGAAAAATATTTGAGCGAAACAAGCAACAATAAAGGGTATGGCGAAGGCATCAAAGGGTTCAAAATCATACAACCAAAAATATGTCAATCGTGTATCAATAGTAGAGAAGGATTTGCAGGCAAAGGTAAGGGTTTAGGCGACCTAGAATGTAAATTATTTGATGATGTTATTGATGTTCATCCATATGGAACGTGCCCTGAATGGCAAGAACGAAGGGGTTAATAAAATAAAACAAGGAAAAAGGTATTATATGAAAGAACTATTAGAGTTTATTTTCATGGTATTGATGTCGTGGGTAATTCAAGTCGGAGGTTTTTTAGCAATTGGTTTAGGAATAGTGATGGGGCAAGGGCTGGCATTCACTATGGTAGGATTTCCTTTAATGTTACTATTTAATTCGATGTTGGTTGATATAAATAGCTAATAAGATATAAAAAACAGCCCTAATAAAATTTAATTTATGGAAAGTGAGGGCCGTTATATGGAAAATACAAAAAAAATACTAACAGTTGAAGAAAATTCAAAATTCTTTAATTTCATGGAAGAATTGATAGCAAAAAATAAAGACAGTGGAACAGCAAAAATGAAAGACGGTTCTATACGAACATTTCAATATGTTTCAACTACAATAGATAAAGGTAAAAAAATACATTACATTCAAATATAGGATGGTGATATGATACTTGATACTAGCACGTATAAAGCGATTGAAGAGCATGTGGCTGAATGGGAAACTGCCGGATCGGTACAGGGCGGAGCAACAAAATCCGTAGGCAAACTTCTAAAAGAATTGGTAACATTATTGAAAATGTCAGATGAAATGGCATTGGATGAAATTACAGCAATATTGATATTCGTTATTAGAACTATAAATAAAGGACAAGAACATGTCTTAGAACTTTGTGAACTGTTATATGACCAATATGAATTTGATGATTATTGCATGAACAGTAAACCAAGGCCCGGTGTAGGCGAAACAGGGATGATTAATCCTGATGGAAGTTATGTTACACTAAAAGAATTAGGAATTGATGATTGACAAATTGATAAAAGTATGGTAAATATATATTGAGTCTATGGTATAACGGAATTACGAATAGCTGCAACCTATTAGACTACGGTTCAACTCCGTATAGGCTCTCCAAAATATTACTTGACAAAATGACAATTTTATGTTACAATGTTTTATAAATAAAGGAAATTATGCGGGCATGGAGAAAAAGTGTCTCACCACTCTCATAAGGTGAAAATCAGCCATGGCAGTAATGGCGCCCGCTACCAAAATATGGCTAGGGATTCGGTAATCAAAGAGGGCTCATATCCTTCTTCAATAGGGATCAACACCCTGACTAGCTACCAAAAAACAAATATCGCGGAAATGGAGAAAAAGTGTCTCGCCGGAAAGCGGGTAGGGTGGTACTACCGTCCGCAACCAAAAAATATTGTGGGTTAGCATAACGGCAATGCAGCACGCTGTTAACGTGTAAAATGAAGGTTCGATTCCTTTACCCACAGCCAAACATGGCCCTGTAGCTCAATGGAAGAGCAAACGGATGATAACCGTTCGACTATGGATCGATACCATATGGGCTACCAAAATCGGGGGTTACATATGGCACTCATTGACTTAACTTTTGTGCCAGAAAGATACTCAATGATATGTTCCCCCAACGAACAGCATTATTTGTTGAGCCTTTGGGTGTTCCAAATAATCATGATGTGGTCGTAGTTCAATGGAAGAACCTTGGGTCGTGGCCCCAAGTACGAGGATTCGATTTCCTCCGATCACCCATTTAATTATTTGTTTACTAAGTATCGAACTTTTTATAAATAGGTGTAGAGGTAAAAAAATTATGTACTACACAATATATGAAGTTAGAAACAAGGTGAATGGCAAAACATATATAGGTAAACATCAAACGGATAATATCTATGATGAATATCTTGGTTCTGGTAGGATTTTAAAACATGCCATAAACAAGTATGGCAAAGATTGTTTTGAGAAAATTGTCCTTCATGTCTTTGATAACAAAAAAGACATGGATGACAAAGAAGCCGAATTGGTTACAGATGATGAAGTAAAAAACAAAATGATTTATAATCTGAAACGAGGCGGTGAAGGTGGTTGGGATCATATATATAAAAATCCAAAAATAGCCACAGAGGTTGGTAAAAAAGGATATGATAATGGTCTTGCCCTTCTTACAAAAAATGAAAGAAGTGAAAATGGAAAAAAATCTTATGAAAAAACACTTTTGACATATGTAAAAAGTAATGATCCTGAAATTAAAAAACGAAGATCAGAAAATTCCGGTAAAACATTTAAAGGCAAACACCACACAAATGAAACAAAAGAAAAAATGAAACAAACGCAAAAAAACATCAATAGGTCTGGTATTAAAAATCCTATGTACGGCAAATGTTGGATTTATAATGATGTGGAATGTACTAGAGTTGATAAAAACAACATTGATGAATATTTACAAAAAGGGTGGCATAAAGGACGAAAAATTAAAATATAGAATATTTGATACACGCCGGTTGACTTCTGGCTAATCAGGAGCTAAGCAAACTCTGACGATATGGAACCGAATTGGTCTTCGGAAACAAATTTGCTCGGTGACATGACACACCGATAGAACCTGGCACGCCCGTCAGGACATGTCATTTTTTTATTGTGCATAAGGAAATATGGAAAACGAACATTTATTACATATGAATATCGGGTCATATTATGATAGAGAAATTGAAATCATAAGTTGGTCTGACCAATATAAAATATTAGTTGGAAAATATTGTTCCATAGGTAGAGGAACATCATTTTTTTTACATGCAGACCATAGGCCAGATTGGATTACAACGTCCTCTCAATTATGGGGGCCTGTTACACCAGAAATTGCTAAAATGCATATGGATATAGGTCATCCAGCATGTAAAGGAAATATTCAAATTGAAAATGATGTTTGGATAGGAGCAAAATCTATAATTTTATCAGGCGTCACAATCCATAGTGGGGCTGTCGTTGGGGCGGGTTCTGTGGTCACAAAAGACATTCCTGCGTATTCTATAGTAGTTGGTAATCCAGCAAGAGTTGTAAAGTATAGATTTGAACTGGATATTATTGAAAAATTATTAGATATTGCTTGGTGGGATTGGCCACAGGATACTAATAAAATCAAAGGGGAAGCGCCTCTTTTATGGTCAAATAATATTACAACATTCATAAATAAACATTATAGAATAAAAGAAAATAAAGTGTTGACAAAGAAAAATAATATGTTATAAATAATAATCAGTGAGGCAAATTAATAGGGTAGAATATTATTCATACCTAGAGGACTCCGCCTCAAATCATAGAAATTATATTAAATGAGTCCTCTATGCAATTTTAATTGAAAAGGAAAGAAGAAAAATGTTTAATGAACTAGGGCCAAAACCGATACTCATAGAAGAACCTAAAAATTATTATAGGGAAGCGTGGAGGTTTGTGTTTTAGCCGAGTTCCAACACAGGTACACAAAAACCGCCCATGCTCCTAAAAAGTTTGGGCGTTTTTTATTGTCAAAAATGGGTTATGATGCTTCGGCATCCAGTTATACGAAATCTTATAGAGAACGCCTTGTTAGTAAATCATAAGTAATATCCAGTGGTTTACTGATAAAGAATGGAAATAAGGATATTTAAAACTTGTGTTCTATAACCCATTTTTATTAGAAAATTCCTTGACAGGCAAAGAAAAGTATGGTATAGTGTTTATAGAATAAAAGCAAAAAACGTAATTAAAAATTTAGAAAAAATTTCAAATAATCTGCGATTGGTGTATGGGTGACATCTACGGCCTGGGCCCGTATGTACAAGGTTCAACTCCTTGATCGCAGACCAAAACAATATAGGGTGTTAGCTCAGTGTTAGAGCACGATAATTTCTTTTGTCGTTTGTTCCCCATTCGGTGGTGTAGATAAGAGTTACTTCACTGATAATGACGTGGCCGCTTGGTTCAATTCCAAGCACACCCTACCAAACATGCAGCCGTAACTGATCTGGTTTAGTAACTGGCTTTAACCAGTAAAGGCGGGTTCGACTCCCGCCGGTTGCACCAAAATAAGGAAACCCCATGATATCATGGGGTTTTATTTTATGTTGACAAATCCTTGGATTTATGTTATAATCAAAGGAAAAAGTGAGATATATATGAATAAACGACAATGGGCAATAGTTGATAAAGTAAAAGAAAAAAGATTGAAAAAGGTTGGTGCATGGATTGATTCCAGAAACGAATGGATATTCAGACAATCACCAAAAACAAAGGGAGCAGATATGGAAGAATTTGTCAAGTTGCTTCTTATTGATGCTGGATGGAAACTTCAAATTAGAAATAAAAAAGAAAGCGACTATGATTATCGCATAGACAACCTAACTAATGGTTCAAAAGTTGAATTAAAAGGATCGTGCCTTAGTTTAAAAGCAAATACATATACATTCTTTCAAATTAGGCAAGAACAAAAATATGATTATCTGTCTTTTTTAACGGTAGAACCAAATGATATACAAGTTTTTATCATTTCAAAAGAAGATTTTACAAAGTATATTATAAACCATATGGATGAAGTTATTATTGCTGGTGGAAAAACAAAAAGAGAGAAATTACAACAATTATATGGTTCAAAGCCTGAACAATGGATGATTCATAATGACCTTTTTCATTGGAAAAAAACAAATGATGGCGAATGGCCAGAGGGAACGGAGAGATTGATATAATATGAAATATCTTATAGTTGAACCATCGGTTAAATCAATAGCACCTAATATAGCCTTGATGAAATGGGCAGAATGGTGCGAACAAAATAAACATGAATATAAGTATGTTATCGGTAAAAGCCCTGAAATGTTTATACCTGATAAGATACTTATTTCGTGCATTTTTTCGTTTTATTCAGAAATATATAAGGATACAATTAATTTTTATAGAACAAAATATCCACAGGCGGAAATAATTGTAGGTGGTTCGTTTCCTACTTTAAATCCAGAGTGGTTCAATACTACATTTCCATCCAATCCATTTTTATCAAGAGGTAAAGTGACGGTTGTTAGTGGGATGTGTGAAGAAATAGAAAATTTGACACCAAAATATTCAGTATGTCCAGACTCGAAAAAAATTGTTTTATATGCATCAAGAGGATGTGTAAATAAATGTGGTTATTGTGCCGTTCCTACATTAGAAGGATGTATGAAATCATTTAAATCTATAAAGAACATTTTACAAAAAGGCATATTGGAAATTCCTGATGCTACAAGTGTTGTTCTATATGATAATAACTTCACTGAACACGAATATTTTGATAATATAGTAGATGAACTGATTGAATTTGGTTTACCTGTTGACATACATGGCCTTCATGTATCGTCATTTACTGAACATCAAGCAAAAAGATTTAGCGAATTGAAATGGGGGGCGCAAAAGGAAAAAGGAACAGCATATTTGAGGTTTAGTTTTGATTTCATTGGATACGAAAAGCATATCAGACGTGCGTTAGAATATGTCGAAAAATATAAAGTAAAAGCAGGTTTCTTTTGTTATATGTTATTTAATTGGAAGGATAGTCCTAGTGATTTTTGGAAAAGAATTATCAAAGCACAACAAATGACAGATGATGTTGGGAGAACAATTTTTTTGTTTCCACAAAGATATGAACCATTGACTGCATTAAAAAGAAATTCTTATATCGGTGATAAGTGGACGGATGAATTGGTGAAAGGTGTAACAAGGATGTATACCTTTATGCACGGATTTTTGCCAACAACAAAAACACATAATATATTTCGATGGATTGGCCAAACAGAAGAAGAATTTATATCAAATGCTACAGCATTTGGTAAGGATTCAAAATTTAGATTGATAAAAAAATAGAGCATACAGGTAAATAATTTCACTTGACAAATCCAAGGATTTGTGTTATAATCAAAGGAAAAAGTGAGATAGTGATATGGATTTAAAAGAATTGAATAACAAAATGTTGTTAAAACGGTTCCGTGAACAATTGTTTTTCGGACGTTTTGAAGGCGTTGATTTTGTATCCGAATTATTATTGCGTGGTATGAAGCAAGATATGGATGCTTTAATCTGTATGAATAAATTACTAAAGGAAAAAAATAATGAAATTTCAAAAAGTTGATAGTGATTCCTGTTACATGGTATGGAAAAGCGGTTTGTATAGTATCCATCTATTCCATTATACTTATGGCGGTGGCTGGGAAAAAACACAAAAAGATGGTTACTGGGCATATCATGACGGTAAAAGAATTAATGGTTCAATTGTGTATAGTGGTTTTGATACTCTACAAGAGGCAATTGATGCTTGTGAAAAATATGAAATAAAACGGAGTTAAAGAGGAACGGTCTTGGAAAAAGAAGTAATGAGGGCCTGTCTTGCCGGCGGGTTCGAGTCCCGACAAGGGTTCCAAGTAAATAATAATCCTTGACTTTTTCCAAAAAGTGTTGTATAATAAGAGAAAAAGTCAAGGATAACGGCAGATATGTCAATGGAGGCATACACCAATCCAACTATGTAGCCACAAGTAACCTCACAGTGAGGATAATGTGTGGGTAATATATAGAGAGGGGAATTTTTATGGTAAAGAATACAATATTGATGTGTTTGGGTTTATTCGGATTTGGATTTGTAATAGATATTCTTTTATGCTTACAAATACAGGCCACAAACGCTTTCAAAAATGTACAAGCAACTGTATATACAATTCTGTTGACTACGGTTAGTATGGCTTCAACTTGGCTTATTATTAAGAATGAAGACTATATTGGATTTGCTTGTTATGTGGTTGGTTGTGGTGTTGGAACATATTTGACTACAACAAAGTCTATTAGAAAAATGTTCAAACGAAGACTGAATAAAATGTTTTTCATTAAAAAATAAAATTGAATGCCCTAGTTGGTCTGAACTAGGGCATTCCTTTATTCAAAATATATGTTGACAATTACACAATTTTAGGATACAATAAAGAGAAAAAAGAAAGGAAATTAAAATGTTGAAGAAAGCGAATAACTATAATGTTGACCAGATTTATTACTATCATTTGAGGAATCGTGAAAATGTACCGTATGTTACGATTTGTGTTGTTAGAAAAGGGGATGAATATGCTCGTGGTATTTCGATTTGTTCATATGAGGACATGCCTGTAAAGAAAACGGGAAGGGATATCGCTCGTGGTCGGGCGTTAAAGGCCATTTTTAACAAAGTTAATGATTTGGCAATCAATACGGTTTGTTTTGATGTTCTTGTTATTGATGAACTAAATGTTCGTGATAAAGCATTAATCAACGTTGATTATAAATCTGAATATATGCCTGACTTGACGGTATTTGAAAAAGTCCTGTTCGGTTTGATTGAACGGAACATGAATTAAAATAGAAAGGTAGTATATCATGTTGATGTATTGGATTTTGTTTATACATTGGGTTGCTGATTTTCTATGTCAAACAGATAAAATGGCAATCAATAAGAGTAAAGATTGGTGTGCATTGGTTGATCACTCAATGGTTTATGGTTTTGTTTTGATGATGAATGTGTAAATTCAAAAGCATTCAGACGAATTTACAAAGAAAAAGTATGTAATGAAACAGGTAAATGTACACGTTGTCCATGGCATGGTGGCATGGACAATGCTAGTAAACATCCAAAACCGGACAAATATAAAAACAAAAACCGTAAAACGATTAGATATTCGGTATTCGGGAATAGCGAACAAGAAAGCGATGATGTAAATGATTATAAAAACTAACTACAGGAACATTAAAGAAAAGAAAAAATCAACACCTATGTTGTACACATAAAGAGGGCATATCGATCTATTTTTATAATGCTCTAAACAAATATGGCCACGACAATTTTAAATGGGAAATTATTTATGAATGTGATGATATTTTAGTTTTGAATGTGATGGAAACATTCAAAATTATTGTAAATCATAGCCATGTTAGTGAAGGCAATGGGTATAACTTGACATGGGGTGGTGACGGAACATATGGGTATAAATTTTCTGATGAACAAAATAAAAAGAAAAGTATTAGACAAATTGGCAAAAAACAAACCGATAGTTGGGTAGAAAAAAGAGTAAAAGCAATAACAGGGAAAAAAAGAACACCAGCGCAAAAAAATAATATAAGCAAAAGCTTAGAAGGCAGACATTTATCAAAAAAACATATAGAAAATATGTGTAAAAATCGTGTTGGTATGACAGGAAAAAAACATACAGAAGAAGCCAAACAAAAAATGCGTGATGCTAAAAAACGATATTTAGAAGGGAAACAAACATGATAATTAAAAGCAACTTTCGCGATTATTACGACCACATTGCCCATATATACGGTGGCGGTGATCCAAAAATTGTTTATGTAAGACCTTATAAACAAAATATCGCTGACCAAATTGATATTAGACGTGAATTTATACGTTATGCTCAACAAGGACACCGATACTATACAACTTTAGATGATCAATGGAAAACAAGATGTGACAGTGTTGGAAATGCTTATGACCTCTATGGTTCATATTTTGATGGTCGTAATGATTATAATCCAGAAGTAAGAGGTATAGTTGTTGGTGATATTTTTTTCACACAAATAAAAATGAAATCAGATGAACCATATAGACTTGTCAAAAAATCTGACATCAAAGAACCAAAATATAGTTGGTGGGGAAAAGGGCCACAATATTCTGATTATATAAATCATAAAGATGAAACACTTATAGCTTTATGCCGAATAGTTGGATCCCCTGTATTCATGTTCAATACATATAGAAACAGTATCATAATACACGATATGACACCAAAACTTGGTGAAATCGGGGTTGCTTCATTTATATCAGCAAATGAAATGTATCAACACTTGTCTTATTTCGTGGGTAATGTAATGAAGGAATCACCTGATATGATGCCTGAAATAAAGATTGACGATAAGTATAAAATCATGGGGCATGGCTTTGATTTGAAAACATCTTTCAGAGGTAAAGTATAATGGATAAATTAGATTTTTATTGGAAGTGTATTGAACAGCCAAAGAGAAGAATGGAACACTATATAAATAAAGCCCTTGGATGGGATAACGACAAGACAATTCAACGTGATGTAAATAAACATCGAAACGAATTGGTGTATGATTCGCCCTTTAAAGTTGTAAAACTTTTAGGATGGACAGACCAATATGAAGATGATCTTTATTGGGTCGTCAGCACCAGAGAAGATATAGAATTATATTCATGTGTAGGTGGTTTTGTATGGTTGAAAAATAGACTATCAGGATTTGATTACTATCGTGCTGTCGCCGTATGGGATATGAACTCTATGACTGCTATGGAAGAATGTAATTTGATATTAGACAAAGGAATTATACTAAAATAAGGGGTAAAATATGGATGGATTAATTTTAAAAAAAGGTGGTAAAATATATACTAGAAAATGGGTATATGATGACAAAACTGATAGTGGTGTGATTGTTATTGCCCCTATTGTTACCAATAATATTTTTCACGCATTACAGTATAATATTATTGAATTAGAAGTTGGATATAAATTGAGAGATTATTTTCTTATGATTATAAATAATCCTGACTTTATCCGTCTTGATAACTTTTTCCCATTTTTTATTGATGAATATTATCAAACAAAAACAGATGAATGTATTTGTGGACTGACACATCTTTGTGTAGGACGAATAAATAACATTGAATTAGATACAAACGGAAAAGTAACTGAATACGATAATTACATTGAATTTGATGGTGTTGGTTCTGATGAAAAAGGGGTTGTTCGGTATGCTATTGAATTTACACCATTGGGCAAATTACTTGATGTTCCACTAATCATTGAGCCAGATGTGACTAGAATTACAACATTTGACAAATATAAAATTATTGACGAAAAAACTTACAATGGTATGGAACAGGGCTATTTGAATTTATATGATTTTATTCGTAGTATTATTTGGGAACTTTCCTTTGTTGGCACACCAGAAGATCGTGATAGAGAAATGAACGAAATGAACGAACAAATGAAATCTATTGAGGATGGAACGGCAGAATTGGTTGAATTGGATTTAGATACCCTGTTTGACAAAGCGTTGCCGGCGGGTTCCGAGGTATAATGATTGATTTACAAATTAAGAAAATTATACTACATATACATGAGTTGAAAAAACAATTGAAACCGGACGATTATTACAAATTATTACAAAGAATATCAATGGTTTGTAATGCTGAGTATAATGAACAACCGAAATTGATTGAATATAAGGCCGAATGATGCAACTAGCAGACATTCTTAACTCAAAATTAAGATTTTTGAAGGTGCAAATCCTTCTTCGGCTACCAAAATAAATGGGGATGTAGGCCAATGCAGAGTCAACACGCTTAAACCGTGTACAGTGCCGGTGCAAGTCCGGCCATCCCTACCAATATTTTATTTGACAAAATATGAAAAGTCTGGTATATTATAAAAAGATGAAAGGAAGCGTATGAAAAATAAATTGAAAGTGGTTAGCTCTATCTTAGGATTTTTAGTAACTATGCCTATTTGGTTTTATTTACTTTATCAAATTTTAGTTAGGGTACAAGCTACTGAATTGATGATGTTTTTGTTCTGGATTTATCTTCCAGTGGCATTGGTTGTGGGTATTATCACAAAAGTTGTTGAACACATGACAGAATAATTGAAAGGAAATATAAATAATGGAAAGAATTATCCAAGCACCTGCTAAGGCAGTTAAGGCAAAAGTTGTAACGTTGAAAGAGAGAGAGCATTAGGAAATGCTGAATTTATGGACAAATATACAAAAATCGGTTTGCCTAACAAGATACAGAGCAAACATGGAAAGAAAACGACTTCACACATTGATTTGGGCCCCGCAAGGCAATATAGCAAATTCCTTAGAGGGGAAGGATTAGTTTTCAATTATCGTGAAGTATAAAATATATGGCAGGATGGGCAGTATAGAGGGCCAAGCACTCTTGAAAAGTGTCGCCGCTAATCACGGATGCAGGTGCGAAACCTGTTCCTGCCGCCAAAATATGGAAGAAAGGTAAATATTGGTTTGTTACGTTTGTTTGCTAAACAAAACTGTCTAAACAGCAGTCGGGGTTCGATTCCCCGTTCTTCCGCATTTTATAATATTATCATAACTAATGAATACAAAGTTCAAGCATTTTAATAAATAATATTATTAGAGGATTTGAACTTATGACAAAACGTGAAAATGAATATATTAATAGATGGGTAAAAAGGATTGAAGTAATTAACGAACTTGGTGGAAAATGCACCGTTTGTGGTGAAACAAATATTCACCTATTAGAATTTCATCATGTCAATAAAAATGACAAAGATACCAAAATGGGCACACACGGAATTAGATTTTCTTTGAGTTTATCTAACATAAAAAAAGAAGCCAAAAAATGTATATTATTATGTGGAAACTGTCATATAGAAGAACATTATAATTATGAAATACAAAATCGTGACAGAACAAATAAAATAATCTGTCTGATATTTAAAGATATTTTTAAATGCGAAATATGCGGATATAATAAATGCAACAAGGCGTTGGAATTTCATCATAAAGATGATAAATTATTTAACATTGGCGATGTAACTAATATAAAACGATGGGATACCATTGATGATATTGAAAAAAGTATAAAAAATGAATTAAATAAATGTTCGGTTCTATGTTCAAATTGTCATCAATTACAACATGTAGATATTGAAAAGTTTGAAAAAAATAAGGATATGATTTACACTAAAGAAATACGAAAAACATCAAAACCTGTTGATATCAATCTCGTAAAACAAATGATAGACAATGGTATGAAACAACATGAAATAAGAAAACAACTAAATGTGGCAAAATCAACTATTTGTCGTATAGTTAAATTATTTTAAATTGATAGAAAGGAACAGTATGGATAAATCGTTAATACCAAAAGGAATGTATTGTTATGAATCACTAAAAATGAAAGATAACGGGCGCCTTGAAGTAATTGGTAAATGCCCATATTGGAAAAACAGAAAAGAAATTGATGATAAAGAAGTCAATGATCAGAATTATGGTTATTGTTTGTATCTAGGTAAGGGTGATATTGAAATAAATCACGAAGATACATATATTCTTACGCATCCAAAAGACCATCCTGATTATGATGTTCCTATGACAGCTGATGAAATTGGATTTGAAATGTCGTTATTGTGGGATATGTGTAAAATGTGTAATGAAAACGATGATTGGAAGGATGATGAAAATGTTATTGGTTAGAAAATATATTAGGTCGTTAGGTATCGGTGATGACAAATATCCCGATGAAATTTTATTGGAATTGCTTGTCGAATCACATAAAGCATTACGGCATACCAATGACCGTGTTACATTAGCACGAAGAAAATTTTTAGGAAAACAATTATTAAAATATTTGGGTATCGAATAACGGTGAAGTAGTGAAATTCAGGTATAATTTTCATTTAGGAGCGTGTTTAGAATATATTGGTACTAAAGATGATCCACCTGTAAAGGTTCAGTTTATTGATTTGGATACAAATGGTGTTCGATATGAAACAACTCTTACTCCTAGTACATGGGCTTCTGCCGATCAAAAACAGTTTATAAAATGGTATATCAAGATAACAACTTTAGATAATTCTATTTTATGGCAACATACGTTAGACCTATCAGGTCAACGTGTTATTATTGCGTATCCATATACAACACTTGGCGATTTTCTATGTTGGATGCCAGTTTTTGAAATGTTTAGAGTAAAACATAACTGTCGATTGATTGTTCAGTGTTCACGGATAGAATATATAAATGCAGTGTGTAAATCATATCCTAACATATTTTTTACAACGGAATATGCAAAACTTATAAATGAAGGTGTGTATGCTGTTTATGAACCTTCATTACAAATATATGATTCTGTATTTTGGGATGGTAAATATCCACGATATACAACACCACAACAAGCAGTGTTGCAATGTCTTGGATTGAAATATCAACCACAACAATTGAGAATTGATTATGATGATACACGGCCAGATGTTGATGGTAAATATGTTTGTCTGACTGAATATGGTTTGTCAAATTTTGAAAAGAATTGGTTGTATCCAATGGGATGGCAAACGGTTGCCAATTTCCTTATGGAAAATGGGTATAAGGTTATACCTATTTCCAATGAACCGACAAATCTTGTCGGTGATGGTATTATTGATAGAACCGGATTATCTATTTCTGAAATGGCTAGATACATCAAATATGCCGATTGTATGGTCGGCGCCGCAACGGCAGCAATATGTGTAGGTACAGCAACAAACACACCTACAATATGTATTTCAACTAATACATGGATGGATACAGATTTTCCATTACATTTTGTATATAATCACACGGAAGGAACGTGTTTCGGTTGTTACACTTGGAAAAAACAAGAAAGTGGTTCTTGTGATAAAAAACATAGAGTTGATTGGGCGCCAAATTGGATTGATGTTCCAGAATGTTCATTGAACATAACACCTGAAATGGTTATAAATAAAATAAAAGACGTATTGACTATTCCTTAAAAATATGATAGTATAAATAAAAAAGGATAAAAGTGAAACTTTGGATTGATGACATAAGGAAAATGCCTCATGATTATGATGTTTGGGCTAAATCATATGATGATGCAATTACTATTTTGAACACTGAAAAAATTACCCATATTTCATTTGACCATGATTTAGGTTCTGAAAGTAACAATGGTATGGACACAGGATATGACATTGCTCGTGTCATTGAAAAATGGGCGCATGATGGTGATATTGAACCGATGACTTGGGATGTTCATTCATCAAATCCGGTTGGTCGCAGAAACATAGAACAAGCAATGAAAAGTGCTAAAAGATTTTGGACATCAACTAAATATATGGGAAAGTAATATGTTATATAATATATCAAAAAATGATATTGACCATATCTTTATTCAATCCATAAAAGACATGCGGGCCGTTACAGGATGGGGTCTTAGAGAAACAAAAGATATATGTGATAATATGCGATCAGATAAAAGTGTCAAAATAGATTTAGAATTGTTACAAGTCAGTCAGTTACGAGCATATGGGTTTACAGTGTCGCCTGTTTTCATAATTGAATTGGATGATTCTATATTTTAAAAATATGCCCCTATAGCCTAATGGATAGGCAACTGTCTTCTAAACAGTTCATATGTAGGTTCGAGTCCTACTAGGGGTGCCAAAAATATATGCTGCTTGAGCTAGTCCAGTGATAGCGTATGTTTGAAGAACATGAGAATGGGGTGCAACTCCCTGAAGCAGCACCAAAATAAGGCTGTGTCGTATAATGGCTATTATGCTTGGCTTTGACCCAAGAGAATTTTGTTCGATTCAAAACACGGCTGCCAAAATATAAAATAATGTTGGAGGGATAATAATGGATTTTGTTGAAAATGTGAGAGGGGTTGTTGAGGATACAATCTTAGAAAATTTGTATGACCTATATTCAGAAAAGGATGTTGATAAATTTCTCAAAGATATTGACACAGAAATTATTACACCAGAAATAATTGAATATATTGAACAATTACTTGATATGGTTACAGATCGAATTGATGAATTATCAGTTATGAAAGACGGTTATCCAGAGGATGAAGACGAATAATATTCCGCCATATTTCAGTGGTAGATTGATATAAAATACAATTATTGTTATGGTTTCGATTGAGTGAGAACCGAGATCAAATGAACAAATGGTGGATGTGGTTAAAATAATAAATATGCGCCTGTATACCCTTTCGCTACGAACGAATTGAAAGGTTAACTGGAAACATGAGAGTTCAACTCCCTCCAGGCGTACCAAAAATATATGGGATGTTAGCTCAATGGGAAAGCGATAGGTTTACACCCTATAACGAAGTGGTTCGATTCCACTACGTCCTACCAGAAATATGCAGGTATGGTATAGAAGTTGTGCCTTGGCCTTCCAAGCCAAAGAGGCCGGTGCGAGTCCGGCTATCTGCTCCAAAAAATAAAATGTATAGGAGGATTTGAAAATGTATGAATTTATGTTAGGTTTAGGTTTTGTAATGGTTGTGTTGGTGTTTATTGTGTTTGCGATACTTGGTATCTATAAACTATTCAATAAAATAACCAAATTGAAAGAACAGATACAGCAAATGCGCACTGATATTGCTAATGATAATACCGATATTGGCAGACGAATTTATGACATGTATACTCAAATTGAGTCGAATGATGAAAAAGTTTATCGTAAAATCAATGATGATATTGATATATTAAATCGTAAAATCAATGATAATGTTGATATATTAAATCGTCAAATCAATGATAATGCTGATGCAATACATCGTCAACTTGAATTAGTTGAGAATAATTTGAACGATAAAATGGATGATTCATATGACACATTAGACAGAGATATTACAAGAATGAACGATGATTTTTGTAAGGGTTTAGATGAATTATATAAAAAAATTGATAAATAAGTCATCTGTTTCATTAGGAGAAATATGAAATGAAAAAATGTGATACAATCAGAAAGGGCGTTCGTTGTCCGTTTATGCAAAATGGAAAATGTAATTTTCCAGACGGTTTTTGTAGTCCGGTTATTGATAAATGCGAAGGATGTAAAAATGTTGATGTTTATGATAACATTACATATTGCAGGGCATATATGAAACCGGAAGCAAAATGGATTGATGGTCGATGCCCATTATGTACCGTCAAGATCGTTATTGTTCAGAAGGATGAAAAGAAACTGAATCCTTTGAAGGCGTCTAAGAAAGCAGCTAAGGCAAGAAAGGCAGCCAAAGCAACAACAAAAAAATAATACTTGACAAACTATTATAAATAGTGTAGTATAAGAACAGAAGTAAGGAATAATTATACGCCCGATTAGTTTAGTTGGCAGAATATGACTCTTGTAAAGTTGAGACACCCGTTCAAATCGGGTATTGGGCTCCAAAAATATAATATGGTGTGTTTTCAGGGAAGTTGTGTAAAGCAGAGGAATCAAAATAGCGCTTATAAAGATAGACTTACAATACATGATGGAGTGAAAAAATCGATCGATCTCTTACTGATAGAGCGAACACGCCGCCAAAACATGGTAACGTAGCACAATGGCAAGTGCACTTGATTGTCAATCAAGATTATGGCAGTTCAAATCTGCTCGTTATTGCCAGAACATATGCGGGATTATCCAAGTAGCATGGAACTACGTCGCCAACGTGGAAATCAGGGGTGCAATTCCCCTATCCCGCTCGCTAAACATAAGCGGAAATGATGTAAAAGTAGCATGACTGCCTACCCGGCAGTTTGTATAGGTTCAAATCCTATTTTCCGCTCATTTCATTTACAAATTTTTAATTTTATATAAATAGATATAGGAGATAAAAATTATGAACTATATCGTATATGAAGTTAGAAACAAGGCGAACGGTAAAATATATATAGGTAAACATCAAACAGACAATATCTATGATAATTACTTAGGTTCAGGAAAATATTTGAAACGTGCCATAAACAAGTATGGCAAAGATTGTTTTGAGAAAACGGTTCTTCATGTGTTTGATAACAAAAAGGACATGGATGACAAAGAATCAGAATTGGTTACAGACGAATATTTGAAGTCCGGTAATACGTATAATCTCAAACGAGGTGACGAAGGTGGTTGGGATTATTTAAACGATGGTTCAAAAGATCATATTGAACGATGTAAAAAAGGAAGAATAACCGCTGATATAAAATTGAAAGAAAAATATGGTGAAAATTATAAATCAATAATTAGTATGTTGGGAATAGACAAACGATTAGAATCATGGGCGCATAATGGTTCTCCTGATATAAAACAAAAAAGAAGTGAAATCGCAGGGAATGTTTTTAAAGGCAAACGTCATTCAGAAGAAACTAAGAGAAAAATGAGTGAAAAACATACAGGATTACATGAAGGGCAAAAAAATTCACAATTCGGAACATGTTGGATATATAACATCATTGAAAATAAAAAAATCATAAAAAGCGACCTTGATTATTATTTGAAACAAGGGTGGTTCAAAGGCAGAAAAAATAGTAAAAAAAATAGTAAAAAAAATATGTATAAGGAAATTGTATGAAAAAGGAATATAAAATAAAACTATTAGAACATCCATTCATATACATAGTATTACTAAGTATATTCCTGTTAATCGGTTGTTTAACAGGAATTTTTGCAGTTATCATAGTTTTGATATGTGTTGGTGTTGCTATTTGTTCTTTTGCATACAGAATAACAGAACGATTTATAAGAAAAATAGTAAAATAATAAGGGTCTTGGGACTGCACGGGGCGGTCATCACACTTGCAATGTGAAATCGGTGGGATCGTTACCCACAAGATCCAAAAATATACTGCCTCTATAGCTTAGTGAGAGCACCATTCTCGTAAAATGGAAGGATTCGGCTCGTATCCGAATAGGGGCTCCAATAAAATATGGGTCTTTGGTGAAATCAGATTATCACATTTGTCTCCAAAACAAAAGTAGTGGGAGCATAACCTACAAGGCCTGCCAATTTAAAAATCTGTTAGAAAGGAAAATAAAATGTCAGATAAAATCGTTGTAACAATTGACGGTAGAAAATATGAATGGATGGGTGGTCTAGGGTCAATCATAAGAAGTTATGAACGTGGCGTAAAACAAGGCGATGTACGAATAATTGATGATATGTTGTTTTATGCCTATAGAGTCGGAGCATGGTTTATTACAGGACGAAATATTTCATGGACTATACAAAATGTAACAGTTGAAAAGGTTCGTGAAATAAAAGAAAGATTGTTGACATAATGCATGTAATTTGTGAATTGATAAGAGATAAAATATGTGGATATGAATTTAAGACAACACCTGATTGTGAACATCAATTTAAACATGACCTATCAACCTATTGTAATTTAGGAGCATGTGGCGCGGCCAACCGTAATACGATGTGTGTTCCAGTATATGAAATTACAATACCTGATGAATTGTTTGAATTATGAAAATTATATCGGGCGGACAAACAGGGGCAGATCAAGCCGGACTCTATGCAGCATTTTATAAAGGCATAGAAACAGGTGGGTTTGCTCCTTCTAAGTTTATGACATTAGATGGAAGTGATTTTTCCCTCCGTGATAAATTTGGCCTTGTTGAAGTTCAAGGTGGTTACAAAAAACGAACATATATGAATGTTCAAAATTCTGATTGCACATTACGATTTGCCTTCAACTTCAATTCCGCCGGCGAAAAATGCACATTCAATGCCATCAAAGAATATGATAAACCTCATACAGATATAGACCTTGGTTATCCAATTACATACACAATGATAAAAGAAGTAGGCGATTGGATTATTGAAAACGATTTCAAAATCATAAATATTGCTGGTAATGCACAAAGCAAATTGGATGTATTTACACCTGTTTACGATGCTATGTGTAAATTGATAGATTATTTGAGGAAAGAATGAAAACTATAATACGATACTTATCTAAATCAGATTTCGACACGTTCAAGAAAACATTGTTATCTGTGAATGATGATTTTGATTCGACCGAACAATACGCATTGACTATAACATCAAAATCTAAAACTATTATTGTTATCTGTAACGATCCGTCTTTGACTAAAAATGAAAAGGATATTATCTTACAACATGAACGGCAACATGCTCGAGGCGTGTCTGGTGAGGAGGATGCGGATTTTGGTGCTTTGGATAATCTGAATGATAAAGCAAAAGACTTGTTGATACAAAACTGGAAAGGCAGACACGGACACGATTATGAATACGATTAAATAAGGGATATATTTTCCTTGACAAATCACCCCTTTTATGGTATTATACTTACATACTATGAAAGGGGTTTTTATTATGAACAACATTACTAATAGAAAAGAATTATTGGCATTCTGGAAAACAGAAGGTAGCCCCTTTATGTGGGAAGATATAAAAAAATTATCAAGAGGTAGTGATATTATAACTATTGATGATTTACGAGCAAAATTAGAAAAATTAAAAATTAAAAGGGAAAGGAAATAAGTAATGTCCAGAGAAGCAACCATCCAAAGAATAATTGATGTTCAGCCTGTTGAAAATTCAGACTTTTTAGATGTAGTAAAAGTCTTGGGTTGGCAGGTTGTGACTAAGCGTGGCGACTTTAGAGTTGGTGATTTATGTGTTTATATTGCCCTTGATTCTATTGTACGTGAATCAATGATTTTTGAATTTTTACGAAAAGAAAAATTCCGTATCAAAACCAAAAGATTACGTGGCGCTTTGTCCCAAGGCATTGTATTTCCAATTACAATTTTGGCCGATTATCCATTTCCGTTTCTTATTGAAGAAGATTTGGATATTTCTAATGTTTTGGGTGTTACTCATTATGAAAAACCAATACCACCTGAAATGCGTGGGCTAATCAAAGGTAATTTTCCGCCTTATATTCCTAAGACAGATGAAGATAGGATACAAAACTACCCTGATGTAATCAATGAGTTACGGGGCGTGAAGGTCTATAGTACCGTAAAGTGTGATGGCACAAGTTGGACGATTGGATGTTTGAACGATGAAATCAATGTTTGTTCTCGCAACAATGCCTTGAAATTAGAAGGTAATGATGACAACATCTATATCAAAATGATGTATAAGTATGACTTACAAGACAAACTTTTGAAATATGGTAAGAATATTGCTATACAGGCAGAGTTGTGTGGCGAAGGAATACAAAAGAACCATCTGAAATTGAAAGGACATAAATTGTTTGTATTCAATGTATGGTTTATTGATGAACAACGATATGCAAACTTTGAAGAACTAAAACAAGTTTGTCGAGATTTGCAACTTGAAATGGTGCCTATTATTGATATATGGTATTTCAATAATTCAGTTGATGAATTGTTAGAAATGGCAAAGGGTGTGTATGAAGATACTAATAATTTCCGTGAAGGAATTGTTATTCGTCCAGTCGTAGAAATGGTTTCACGGGCAATGAATGGCAGAATGAGTATTAAATGCCTCAACAATGATTTTTTATTGAAGAACAAAGAATAGGAGAATAAAATGAAAGAATTGGTTCCAGTGTTAGAAAAATTAGCGGAAAAATTGGGTGTAACATCTGGTTATTTGTGGGATGTGTTGGTCAAGCAAGCATTTATTGATGGCATATTGAGTATTATGTTTGCTGTTTTGACATCAATTTGTGTTGCAGTGTTGTATAAATTGCACAAAAAATTCTCTGGTAAACATCCAAACAGCGCTTGTTGTAATTGGTATGAAAAATTAGAGTATTTAGGGCCAGCAATGTTTTTGCCAACAACATTCATTGGTGTGATGGTTGTGGTTGCCATAATTGGTTTATTCGGTGCTGTTACAGCATTTGTAAATCCAGAATACTGGGCATTACATGAGATTTTGAGCGTTTTAAAAAGTAAATAATCCTTGCCAAATAAAGAAAAATCTGTTATACTCTCTTTAATAAATGAAACAAAGAGTGTGCCTTGGAGGGCACTTTAGTTGGAGGCAAGAGTGATGTTTGATTGGTGACAATCGACTATATGGCTCTTGGGAAGTGAATTCTGTATTAGTCCTAATGTGGCATATCTGTTTAAAACAGAGTGTAACTGCACCCACTACTACATACAGGGATCCAACATCAAATAAAATGAAAGGGGGATACGATTATGGCAGCAAAAGGAATGGTAGTATGTGGGGCTTGTAATTCCCCAAAACGCGCTTCCGAAATGGTGACTAAGAAAATGTGTAAATCCTGTTTGAACAAAGGTATCCGTGCACCAAAAGGAAAAAAAGGTAAGAAATAATAAAAAGGATGGTTTTGACCATCCTTTTTTTATATTGACAAACAAAGAATTTTGTGTTATAATAAAAGGAAAAAAGTGAGATAAAAATATGAAAAACATAATAAACATTAACGATATAGTAAGGGTTACATTGACCAAAAAGGGTGTTGATGTATTAGCGAAAAATGACCTAAACGCCATGAGATATCATTTCGATCATAATACTGATGTTCTTGAAATTCAGTTGTGCAAATAATGAATATCTTTGGGGAAAACATGTATCAAACGGCTGACATTATGTTCGTTAAAAATGATATAGAATTGACATAAAAGAAAGGAAGTATATGAGATATATCAATAAATTAGAATTAGATATAAAAAATTTACAAACACAAATGACGGAAGCAGATGAAGTCATTGTTGAATTATATAAGTATTTACAATTGGAAAAATTTCATAACGATAAGATGGTAAATGTTCAAGATATCTTCAATAGACTGGCACCCATTCGTAACATATTGAATTTTGACGGAAAAATGTTCTAACATAGGCCTTGACAAACAAAGGATTTTATGTTATTATAAGAGAAAAAAGTGAGATAACACTATGAAAATATATTTAGCAGGAGCATTTTTTAATACAAAGGACAGGGCAACGATTTCGTTCCTTGCCGATAAACTTCGCAAACAGGGTCATGAGGTCTATGTTCCTATGGAACACGACATTCCAAACGCTTGGGATTTGACTAACAAAGAATGGGGAAAGAATGTTTTTCTTGAAGACATAACCGCCATTCAGAATTGTAATGCCGTAGTTGCTGTTGTTACAGATGGTATGAATGATGACTCTGGAACGATTTGGGAGATTGGTTTTGCCTATGGTATTTTTAAACATATCTATGTTATTCACAATTATGATAAAACAAAGAACATTGCCAGCCTAATGGTGTGGAATGCAGCCACGTTAAACTTTACGATGGATACATTGAATAACCCCGATTGGTATATGTTGAACAAAGACACTATTGATATTGAACAAAAATAAGACTTGCCTTGGCCAACATTTTATGTTATAATAAGAGAAAAAACAGTGAAAGAAAGGTGGTAAAACGATGACTAAACTTATGACGAAACGACAAGGTTGGGCTTTATTTTGCATCACCAAAAAAGATTATCGAAACGAAAATTTGACATATGACCAGGCATCTGATATGATTAAAACGCTTGGTGATCCTAACTATACGAAAAAAACGATTGTTGTAAAAGAAAATGGCGCCGTAAAGATTATGGCATTAGCTCTGGAAGCAGGTATAAAGGCGCTCAATACGGCCAAACCGACTCCAATGATTGTTGAACAACACACAAATATGATTGATGATAATTCGCCCGTGGCTAAATCGTGGGTTGTTGATGGTGGGGTCTGTGGGTTCGCTTGGGTTCAATTCAAAGCCAACACTACACCTAATCGTAAATTCCTTGCTGGTTTGAAAAAAGCCGGTATGGTTGGCGAAAAGGGTTCTGATTGGGGCAAATCCTATCAAGGTGGATATTCTTATTGGGTTGGTCAAGGTGGCCAGAGTATGGAACGGAAAATCGCATTCGCAAGTGCTTTTGCTCAGGTGTTGAGTGATAATGGAATTACGGTTTACACCGGATCCAGAATGGATTAAAATTAAAAAGGTGTATGGCGGAACACAAAGACGCGGGACTCTGGTGAAAACATAATATTCAGAGGATAATTAAAGTTTTCATGTAGGTATGAAATCCTACTACACCTGATTTATAGATTGAGGTATATATTATGAAAAAACAAAAAGGAAGTAAACCGGCTTGGCCGCCAGTATTGGCCAAATTTTCTAAAAAGGATTTAGACAAAGAAATGTTACGCGATGCCGAAAAAGAAGATGATAGAACAAGAGCAAAACAATTAAAAAGGAAATAAAAAAGAAAGGAAAATACAATGAACGAACAGAAATGTAAAGATTGTGCAAACCGGATTAATCCGGTTGTGTGTTATCAATAATGTATTCGTTCCTCGGAAATCGGGGAAGGATTGTGCTAATTTTCAAGCAAAGTAAAATATGAACGGAACCAAGCCGGATATGGCGTGCCGGCGGGTTCCGTGTTATTAGGAGATAAAAATGAAAAACGTATTAGAATTTAATTTACCAGAAGATGAATATGATTATAACTTGACCGTGAATGGGCCTAAATTTCATCATGTCTTAGATGATTTTCATGGATGGTTAAGGGGTCAAATAAAATACAATGTTACACTTACACCTGAACAAAGTAAAATTTATGAAACAGTATATGATAAGTTTTATCAGTTTATGGACGAAAATGAAGTAAAGTTGTTTTATTAAAATTTTTCTGTAGTGTGTCAGCACTAGGTTGTCGTAGTGATAAAATATTCCAAAGCATATGGCATGAAAAGGCTGCCTGACAGTTGAACCTTGTAGTAACCAAATGTGGGAATATGGAATAGGGTGGGGAATCCTATCAGAAAAATAAATAAAATTGTAAATATCGAGCAGGAATCAGAAGATAGTGCCAGCGCATCCGTATTATGACGGGCGGCAACCTAAAAAAAGCTATCTATTTACAATACTTACAAAAGGGAATAATGGTTGACATTATTCCCTTTTTGTGTTATAATAAGAGAAAAAACTAAGGATATATAAAGATGACAAAAAATATATTAGAACAATTAAAACAATATGATAAGGAATATTACAATGAAGATGTCACGACATTGACTGACACTGAATATGATTTATTGAAGGAACAGGCCAAGTCCGAATTTCCTAATGACCAATATTTCAAAACAGTCGGTGCCAGTGTTGATGGCGAAAAGGTCAAATTACCCTTTGTGTTGGGTTCCTTAGATAAGGTAAAATCCGATACAGTTGAAAAGTTTGTAAAAGGTAAGGAAATCGTTGTCAGCCATAAACTTGATGGTGTATCCTTCATGGTTACTGTTGAAAATGGTGAAGTTGTATTTGCGTCCACAAGGGGCGATGGTCAAGAAGGGCAGGACATTACGGATAAAATCAAAAAGATTATGCCCAAATTTGTTATTGATAGTCGAATCTCTTTGAGGGGTGAATTGTTATTGTTTAATGATGACCATATCAAATTAGGTTATAAAAATCGTAGAAACGGCGTCAATGGTGCACTTGCTCATCATGTTGAAATGTTACATCCAATGTTTTATGAAATATTGGAATGTGAAACGGGCATCCCTACAACCGAAATTAGTCGATTGTCCACAATGGTCAATCTTGGTCTTCAAGTTCCGCCGTTCACTACATTAAAATACTCAAAAGATAGTGATATTGTGGATACCTTAAATACGATTTTGATGAACGCAAAATACATGCCTTATGATGTTGATGGCCTTGTTCTAACGAATAATGATTCTGAACGGGAAGATGTTATGTTACCGGAAAATAAGGTGGCATACAAGGTTAATACAGAAGCAGTCAAAGTAGTTGTTGATAAGGTCGAATGGAATTTGGGACGTACAGGCAAAATTACACCTTTGGTTTATATTGAACCGATTGAATTAGATGGTGTTACAATCTCTAAAGCAACCGGATTTAATTATGATTTCATTTTTGATAATGGAATTGGAACGGGCGCCGTAATTGGTATTGTCCGTAGTGGTGGTGTGATACCCTACATCACAGAGGTCTTCGAGCGAGTTCTCGATATTTTCGCACCGGAGGTTTGTCCTTCATGTGGTGGTAGTGTACAACATATCGGTGTTGACCTTGTATGTAAAAATGAGGATTGTTATGATTCTAAGGTAAGACAGATTGCCCATTTTTTCAAAACATTAGGGTCTGAATACATTACCGAAACAACGGTCAGAAATCTTGGTGTCAATTCTATTGAAGAAATGTATGAATTGGATGAATTGGAAATGTCTGCCCTTGGGGGATTTGGTATCAAAAAGGCCGAACAGGTCTATTATGAAATCCAGAAAACACTATCGGTTACACCTGATAAGTTATTGGCAGCCTTTGGTATAAGTGGTATTGGTAAAACATTGGCGACACCAATTTTAGAAAAATATAATTTTGATGATTTATTCAACGTAGACGGCATCTATGGTATAGAAGGTGTTGGAGATATTCTTTCTAACAACCTTGTAGAAAATATAAATAAGTTTGCCGAACTTTACAATTTTATGAAAGAGAAAGGATTGAAATTTATTATGAAAGAGAAAACGAGTATAAGTGGACTGACATTCACATTGACTGGCAAAATGCCCATGAAACGTGATGCAGTTACACAATTGATAACAAGCAAGGGTGGATATGTAAAAGGTATTTCTAAATCCACCGATTATTTGGTGACGGATGATTCCGATAGCGGCAGTATCAAAAACAAAAAGGCGCAAACCATGAATATTACTATAATAAGTTTTCAAGATCTTATAGAAATGTTGAGGTAATCTCTAAATACATGTAGAAGGTAATTCGGGTGCGTCAACACACCGAAAACAGCGTGAGGTTTGCTGCTGTCCCTTCCACATCTTATTTATAGTGAGGTATATCTTATGTCAGAACAATTGTGTATTATTTATAAATCAACAAATTTAATCAACGGTAAATGTTATGTTGGCAAAACAACACAATCATTACATAAAAGAAGACAAGGGCATAAAGATAGTGTTGAAAGTAAAAGCAATACATATTTTCATCGTGCTATTAAAAAGTATGGTCTTGGTAATTTCAAATGGGAAATATTATATGAATGTGATGATGCCTTAGTTTTAGGTGTCATGGAAACCATGAAAATTATTGTAAACCATTCTCATTGGACAGAAGGTGGGTATAATCTTACATGGGGT